GATTAAGTAAATTTAATGCTCTCTTTAAAATAACTTTCTGATTATCAAGTTATCCGTTTGCAAAAGTACGACATTTTTTTTGAACAGGGGCTACCGTTTGTTCTAAAATAACACCTTTTATTGTGTTGAAGAAGGGATTATTTGATATTTTTTGATTTATGTCAAGACGCGTGGTCTTGAAATTTCCATTTTCTCGTAGAATACTCCTGATATTATGCAAGTTAGACAGAGTCTTAAAAAATATTACTATCCAGCTTTTTTCTCTCTTTTTCGGTCTTTTTCCCTCTTATTCGCTCTTTTTCGCTCTTGTTTCGCTTACCAACCTTGCCCTTACCATCCTTGCCCTTATCATCTTTTTGCTTGGTTGCATACCCCTATGGTCTTTGCATCTCGTCCGAAGCAGGATCTTCTCGCTCATATTTGAGCGAGCCACCAGCATTTTTCTTGTCTCTCCTTGCTTTAATGACCCTCCAAGCCTATAACAACCCACAGAAACTCTTAACCCCTATAAACGCAACAAAGCCGCTGAAAATCAGCGGCTTTGTTAATGTTTGCTATAAGTTTATTTTGGTTTGTTTGTATTAACCAAAATTGTCGTACATTATCTTGCCACCCTTTGAGTACCACTGAGTTATGCTATATGGGGGACAGACAAGTCCCAAAATTCCGCATTTTATCATTTTCATATTCATCTTTTCGTTTCCATCTGCTTTCTTAAAACACTTACAGACGCATTCCTTGCCACCTGTGAGGAGTTCTATACACACAGACGGGAGCTTTATTACCTTGAAGATTTTTCGGCCTCTAAACGCCTTATTTCGCGTTTCGCCTCAACAAGTAGGTCGTATAGTTCCACGGAGCGTTCGGTGGCGAAATACTCTGCCCATTCCCGGAACGTGTGCGGTATCTCCAGCACTCCGTCGTCGTAGTCCATGCAGTCCCACCAGTCGGAAAGTTCCGCAAAGACTTCAGGAGGGTTGGTGCCCAATGCGTCCACTACTTCCGTCGGGTACTGCTCGATGAGCATCATCTGCCAATCCCCGAAATCTGTACCGGGGTTTTCATGCAGGATATTCCATGCAGCCTCTTTCAGATCCGCGTAGAATTCATCTTCTGTACAGCCTCCATTCCAAAACTTAAAATCGTTCATTGTTCTAATATCACTAACTTTGTCCACATGAAGAATATACTCAAATACATACAAAACTGGCATTATCGCAGATTATACACACGACTGGTCTTTGCTTATCTGAAGCACGAAAGTACCAGTTGCGGTGCATACAATTATGCAGCAGAGACCTTTAAGGTTATTACTGGTCGTTGGTATTCTGAAATTCGCGACGAGTGATGCCCTTATGTCTTGCTCCGTCTTTTACTACAACTTCTTCATCAAGTGAGGACGCGTGATAACGCTCTGAACTTTCTCCTGTACATACCCATACTTTTGCGTTCGGATCCGTAGGAACGGAAACACGCTTGTAGGATGATTTTCCACAAGACACACAGCACAACAAAGTGCAGAGAATGAGATATAAAGACTTATGTTTCATTTTGTCAGTGCTTCATAATCTTTATCACTTACACAGTACGGACAGAAATTAGAGTGCTCGTTGAACCGTTTGAAATTCTCCACCAATATACGTTCCGATTTCATTCCCTTGTAGTTCAACTTCGGACATCTTCTTGAGACATGAACTTTATCGAGGCGGTCTATGTAGATGTATTTACCCAGCTTCGTTGGCATTTGCGAAGACTCTCTCATCGCATCAGGAAATTTCCAAATGAATGCTACCAGTACTGTTGTTATGCATGAGGCGGTTAAAAGCTGAATAAACCGCTTGTCTGTCTTTATAAATCTGCCAATAAACGATTTGGATGTATCCGAACTTGATTCGTTATTCTTGAATGTATGATTTCTTACGGCATGAAGCATAGCATTTTTTTCTTCCAACACTTGTTTGCGGGTTATATCTACAGCCATTCGAAATCTCATAAGATTATCTGGAGTCTCCATTATTCTTCCTCTAAAGCCATAATGAAGTCTCTTGTCCCAATTCCAATATTTATCTTCTACTTTCAATAGATGTTTTGGCTCGTAGAATGAATTTATGCTCATAGAAACAACTCCCTTTGCTGTTTCCTCATCAGAAAAAGAGCTGCTATCACACTCATGCATCGTTATTATCGCATCATTGATGATTTCGCAAACAATAAGTTCTGAAAATCGATTATTAGACAGAAGTTCCTTTAAATTTTGTTCTAATTCACAGATACACGAATAAATTCGGCTTTTATCCATCATCTTCCCTCCACCATTTTTTCGTAAACCTTAATCAATCTTTCTTTCTCTGCGAGCAGGGCTTCCAACGACTTTATGCGTTCTTGTAATACAGCAACCTCACATGAAGCATTTGTTGTAAAATGATGAGCCGTGCCATTTCCTGCGACCGCAACACCACCATTGTCGGCTGTTGCAGTACTATGTTCTTCGATTGAACGAAAGCAATCAAAGAAATTGAAATCCAAGGCCTCACTAATAGCCACAAGCTTGTCTGTATCAATACTTGAACGTTCCAAAACACGGTTAATGTTTTGATTGGCAATACCACTTCGTCTTGCCATTTCTGACTTCGTAATGTCTAACTCGTTCATTTTCTGCTCAATAAGCAGTCCGATGTTTACTTTTCCAAACTTCATAATCAATCAGATTTATTGAATAATTGTTAAAAACATAAGATTTCTCAATATAATTGATTGTTTATTCAATCGTTTTGATTACCTTTGCAGCATAAAGTTATAAATAAATATCGAAATAATGACAGAAACATCTAAAAATCAGCGAAAAAAATCGCTCTTGGGCCAGTTGAACGCCCTTGAAGTCGGCGAAGAGTTGACAGTATCGGTTAGCCGTTCAAGCTACTTGAAGTCGATTTGCGTCAGCTTTGGTCTCCAGTGGAACAAGAAGTTTACCACCACGACCAATCGCGAGCAACGCACAATCACAGCAACGCGAATTTCGTAACATTAAACCCACTCCATCATGAAAAAGTTAATCATCACATCAGCGCTCCTTGTTGCAAGCCTCATCAGCTGCAACACCTCAACCCAATTGTCTAACGAAGAACTCGACCGCATCAGCTGGTCAGCCTTCTGCAAGGACTTCGGCTACAACGAAAAGGCCGATGCCAACAACGAGAAAGCCATCAACGATTATCTCGACGCTTGGCGCGGTTCCGTTGCAGAAGAAGAGGCGTTCAACAAGTTGGGCATAAACCTCTACAACTAATGTCTAATAAGTTCTGCACCACCTGCAAGCAGTCCTACACGGCTCTTAACGGCTGTTACTGCACCATGCTCAACCGTTACGTTGAGCACGCAACAATACCTCCATGTTCAACCCATAAAAAAGAAAAGAAATGAAAGCGCTCATCACCAACTACCGCTATTGGGTGCTCACAGCACTCGCATTTATCATCATTATTGGCCTCGTTGCCATTCCACAAGACGGCACTGACTCTCTCGTCTATTACGTAATGCTTTTCGGAACAAAACTCGTTGCGCTTATAGCCCTCTTCATTTACGTCTTCCTCTATCTGCATTGGGAGGACGAAGGCAAAATACCAGAACTGACAAGCATCATCAACGAAGAAGAATAGTCCATGGACATAAAAGCCGACATCATCGACCGACTCGACCGGATACGCGATGCCACCCTTCTGTCCTCGAAAGACATCTACACAACGTCAGAAGCCTGTCTTTTCCTCGGGGTAAAGCGTAGCTATCTGTATGAGTTGGTGCGCAATCGCAAGATCAAGCACTACAAGTCGCGTGGCGGCAAACTCACTTACTTCAAGCGGAAGGACCTTGAAGAATGGATGACGTTCAACACCGTTCCATCCTCAGACAAGTAAAATTGCCATGCCGCAGATAGCGTGTTAATCGGATAGGCACGAAAGGAATTAAAGCCTGAGACATTAGGTAGGTCCAACTCCTCCCTGCGGCTCTACAATACTGAATAAAATTTTAATCACATTCAAATTTCAACAACTATGAGCAAAATAGAAATTACAATCGAGCAGCTCAACAAATTGCAGCCCTCAGAAATCGTGCGTCAAGACAACGTGCGCGACAAGTTCATCCAAATCTACGAAGCCATGTGGACACCATCCACTGGCGTGTCAGGCGAAGCAGCCTACGAAAAGGAGGCACGCAACTTCAACCGTCTGCTTTCAGAAAAAGAGGACATCCGCAAAAAGTGCAACCATTTCTCACTCTTCACTTCATTCCTTGATGTAGCCATCAAGGTCTGACACTCGACTCTGGCACCAAGGCACAAGCCTACCTCCTCGCACGTTCAATCGCTGTAGACTCCTATGTTGACGAGCGTGGACAGAAAAAGAACCGCTACGAGACACAATGCGTCCTCACCATATCGGGTTATGGCGAGTTGGTGCTTCGCGCACGCTGCGGACAGATACGCCATGCCGACAACCCGGTAATCGTGTACGAAGAAGACACATTTGAGTTTGGCGAGCGCAACGGACAGAAGTTCGTCAATTACACCTGTCGCCTACCCCACCAGTCTGGCCGCATCGTGGCTTGCTTCATGAAGATCACACGCGCCGACGGCTCTGCCGACTATGCCGTGATGCTTCCCGAGGATTGGGCGCGTCTCTCCAATTACTCTGCTCGTCAGAATACCAAGTACGACTATCAGACCAAGCAATGGGTACAAGGTAAGCCTAACGCTCTATATACAGCACAGGGCGGACAGATTGACCCCGGTTTCCTCGTTGCCAAGTGCATCAAGCACGCGTTCAAAACTTATCCAAAGGCGCGTGTCGGTCATGCTACGCAGTTGGAGTCACAGCAAGTTGACGAGACAGAAATCACTGACGAAATCTACGGCATCACAGCCGATGGCGAGAAGGTTGACACCGCCACTGGCGAGATTATCCAAGAGAAGCAAGACTTCACACCTCAGACCGACACGTCTGCAGGAGTAACCGTTGACCCTGCCGCCAACAACGACGACGACACATTCTAACCCTATAATACTTACAACAATGAGTGAACAGACAACAGACCTCACCATCGTACGCAAGGAAAACGTACAGATGATAGCGCAATCCGCGCCACAGATTTACAAGGACAACACAACTTCGTCCGAGCGTTGCACCGAGTATGGCCAGAAACTCCTTGCACAAATCAAGGCCAACGGCATGAACGATGAACTGGATATGCAGTGCGCCAACTACATCAACAAGGCTCGCAACACGGTGAAGAAGATGAACACCAACCGTTCTGCCATCACCAAGATATTCGACCAGATACGTTCCGAGTTCACCGGCATGGAAAATTCTGTCGATCCTAACAAGACCGGCTCTATCCCTTATCAAATTCAGCAGGAGCGCAATGCCTATGCAGCACGAAAGCGTGAAGAGGAAGAACGCCGCCGCCGTGAAGAGATTATCCGTCAGCAGCGCGAACAGGCTCTCTGCCGCTACAAGCAGGACGTGGAGGACGACTTCAAGCGTCAGTTCAATGTATATACGACCAATGCCACAAACGAGCTGACAAAGCTCAACAGCGGTCTGACCCTCGAAAACTACGAAGCACAGTGCAAGACTATCCGTGAATATCCTGTCACTCTTCCGGCTGACTATGGAAACACGCTGAACTCTACAGTCCTTATCCCGGCTGAAATTGCCGACATGAGAGACCAGCTGCCGGGCATTCGTTCTACCATCCTTTCCAAGCTCATGCAGCAGTTCCGTGAGCAGTACCAGTTCGAGGTAGCCGAATACCGTGACTCCATCATCGACATGCTGCCATCAAAGAAAGCAGAACTGGAACGTATGCAGAAAGCCAACGAGGAAGAGAAGGCACGCATGGCTGCTGAACTGAAAGCACGTGAGCAAGCCGAAGCCGCACGTATCGAGGCTGAGCGCAAGCGCAAAGAGGAAGAGGAAGCAGCCAAGAAGAAGATGCAAGCCGAGGCTTCCGAGATTGGCAACCTGTTCGGTCAGCAAGCGGTTGTTTCTCCGGCTGGCTACCAACCTAAGACCTCTGTCAAGAAGCGCATACACTTCCACGACGCACAGGGCGTTCTCGCTGCTGTATCTATGTGGTGGTCCAAGGAGGGACAGTTTATGTCGGTTGAAGACCTCGCCAAGATATTCAAGAAGCAGATCACGTTCTGCGAGAAGGTGGCTAACGACAAGGACCACCCGGAGTTTATCAGTTCAACATCAGTTTCCTATGATGAGGAAGTAAAAGCTAAATAAACAGTTATGTACGAAAGTGGTTATTACCCGGCTGGCGCGGAGCACGACCCAGATGCGCCTTGGAACAAACGTGAGCCTACAATGGTCGAGTGTGCTGCATGTGGCGGCAAGGGCTATCATTGTTACGCCTACGACTTTGAGGCAGACTATGAAACAGAATGTTCCGAAGAAGTATGGAATATGCTACCAGAAACCGAGGAAGAAGCCGAAGCCAAGGGCGAACACATCATCAAGGGCGAAAAGGAAACCTGCGAGGTGTGCGACGGTGAGGGCGAAGTTGAATATGAACCTGATTACGACAATTATGACGAAGATTAACAACCCGGACGAATACTATCAGAGAAGTGAGGTCAGCAATTCTGACCTCACCGAACTGAAGAACCTGCTGCACCCTCACATGCAGTTCGGTGACAAGGAGGCTGCTTTCCGCTTCGGGTCTATCGTCGATGCCATCATCACCGAACCCTCGCGTGTTGACTTCCTGCACATGACCATCGACGGCGAACAATGTTCTGAGGAGGAGTTCCTCCACGCTCGCGAAATGCAGCGTGCACTGCGTGCAGAAGCACGACGAGACCCATTTCTCGCTAAGGTTCTCGAACATGCCGATACACAACGCTTCATGGTCAACAAGCAGCAGGAGTTCTGCAATGGGGGATTTACCTTCCATCTGGACACACGCTGCAAATGGGACTGGTGGTTGCCAATGGCTAACTTCGGCGGCGATCTGAAAACAACATTCGCCTCAACACAAGCGGAGTTCGACAATGCTGTAGATTTCTTCGACTGGGACCGTAGCCGGGCGTGGTACATGGACATCGCCCATTCCGACCGCGACTTCATCTACGCAATTAGCAAAAAGAACTGCAACATTTTCAAGAAGTTCATCAACCGTGGCGACGACATCTACAATCGCGGACGCGAAAAGTACGAAGAACTTGCCTTCCAATATTGGGCTTTCAACCTTATGTAACAGACAAAGTATGAAAAAGAAATTATCACAGACAGCACAAATCCAGCTGCTCAAACGCCTCAGACGTATGTGTCCGTTCGCTGTGTTCTCTGGCTCTTACGGATATACATGCGGTGGCATGGTTGGGGGGGGTACGTTCTTCTTCAGGCATGGCCGCTCGCTCAAAGGAAGCTCGCCATTGCATGCTCTCATGCGCCGACTTGCGCAAGCAAGCATACATACATGGCTACGACATAACGATTTCAAAACACACAATCAATGCGTATGGCTGAAACTCTGAAACATAACCTTCGCGTCGAGCCTTACGACTATCAGAAGGAGGGCATACTTGCCGGGCTGCGCTGGCACCGATTTCTAATCGGCGATGAGCCGGGCTTGGGAAAGACGCTGCAAAGCATCGGTGTCGTTGACTGTGCCAATGCTTACCCTTGCCTTGTGGTCTGTCCGTCCTCGCTCAAAATCAACTGGCAGCGCGAGTTCGAGAAATTCACCAACAAGAAAGCCCTTGTGCTCGACAATTCCGTGCTTACCACATGGCCTTATCTTCTCCGGATGGGCATGCAGCAGGTGGCGGTCGTCAACTACGAGTCTCTGCGCAAATACTTCGTGTGGGACATCAAGGGAGGCTCACGTGGTGGGTTCCGACTGAAAGATGTTGTCTTCACACCCGACATCAATATCTTCAAGTCCATCATCATAGACGAGAGTCACCGTGTTAAAGACCCATCAGCCCAGCAAACCATCTTCGCACGTGGCATTGCTGAGGGCAAGGAGTATCGCATATTGCTGTCTGGTACGCCAGTTGTCAATCGTCCTGCCGACCTCATAGCTCAGCTTTCCATCATGGGGCGTTTGCCTGAGTTCGGTGGACGCTCTAAGTTCCTTGCCGAGTACGGCGGTGGCGAAATCTCCAAAGAGAGACGAGGAAATGATGAGGACGACGCACCGCGCAACCTCGACCGGCTCTCTGCAGAACTCTATGCACGCTGCATGATCCGTCGCGAAAAGGCTAAAGTGCTCACCCAACTACCAGACAAGACGCGCACTGACCTCATCGTTGACATCAGCAACCGCGACGAGTATATGCTTGCAGAAGCCGACCTTGCAGAATACCTGCGCACATATACCGAGTGCGACGACATCGACATACGGCGCAAGATGCGCATGGAGGCTCTTGTCAAGTTCATGACGTTGCGCTCGCTCTCTGCCAAAGGCAAGGTGAAACAAGCCATCGACTTCACGCGCACATTCCTTGCCAACGGCAAGCCGCTAATTCTCTTCTGCTCTCTGCATGAGATTGTGGACGAGATAAAAAAGGCGTTTCCAAAGGCTGTATCTGTTACCGGGCGCGACTCTATGATGATGAAACAAGCTGCCGTCGATGCGTTCCAGTCCGGGAAAGCACAGCTTATTGTCTGCTCCATAAAGGCAGCTGGCGTGGGTCTCACACTCACGGCATCGTCAAACGTGGCTTTCGTTGAGTTCCCATGGACTTATGCCGACTGCTGTCAATGCGAAGACCGCGCACACCGTATAGGACAAAAGGACAACGTGACGTGCTACTACCTCCTTGGCCGTGGAACCATCGACCGCACCCTCTATGCCATCATCCACAAGAAGAAGTCCATCGCCAACCAGATAATGGCTACTGACGATGACATTCCACAGGATGAAATGTATTTCGATGAACTCGCAAGTCTGTTCCTAAATCCGCATGACGATGGCTGACCTCTGCAAAACCGACCTTCTGAAGATCATCAAGTATCTCAGCGATGCAGCATCTCTCTACGATGCACAGCAAGGCTTGCGCTATTCCAGCCGCGCATGGTGCATCAGAAAACTTATCGATAAACTTAAAAAGAAATCACAATGAAACAGGTTATCAAACAGGAACTCACAGGGCGTTTCGCCATCATAAAGGTTTTCCCTTTCATCCATGCTCTCAAAGTCGAAGTCTGCGAGACGTTCATCAATGAGAACAAGGAAAACTCAAAAGAGTGCCGTTGGAGGCTCGCTTCCGACAAAGACATTCTCGATCTTAGAATTCAAACAACTGGCGAAAGCCAGGTTTTTTAATAACTATCTAAATTTTCAATCATCATGACAAAAAATGAATTGGCGCGTGAGGTTTCAGTATCAGAGAAACTGCACCTCTCAACAACAGTGAAAGCCATCGACGGCACACTCCGAGTTATCAAGGAAGCACTCGCAAAGGGCGATGTGGTTGTTATCCGTGGCTTCGGCACATTCACCCCGGTTGAGGTAGCTGAGCGCACAGCACGCAACTTCAAGACCGGCAAGCCTCTGGTTATCCCGGCCCACACGTCTGTCAAGCTCCGTGCAAGCAAGGAACTGGTAAAGGCTATCAACGAAGGAAAGGAGGCCACACTATGATGCTATATAATACCACAAGCAGTAATGGCTAAGTTTTCATCCTTTGCCTTCCAAGGTCGGAATAAGTACGGCAACAAGCGCGTAGGCTCCCACGCATCCAAGAAGGAGCACTACCGAGCTGCCGAGCTACGCATGATGCAGCGTGCCGGACTTATCTCCGACCTTCGGGAGCAGGTGTCATACCTGTTGATACCTGCACAATACGGCGAGTGTGGCAAAGATTTCAAAAATCGTCCTACACGTGTTCTTCTCGAACGTCCTTGCTCTTATGTAGCCGATTTCGTTTATACCGACAAGGCTACCGGGCAGACCGTCGTGGAAGACACAAAGGGAGTCAGAACAAAGGAATATATCATCAAGCGGAAACTCATGCTGCATGTGCATGGCATCCGCATTAAAGAGGTTTGATTTATATGGAACGAGACAGTTTTATATTCTATCGCAGTTTCCTTGAGGCTATCAAATGTATGCCCTCCGAGGTACAGGCCGAGATTTACCCGGCTATCGTGGAGTATGCCCTTAACGGAAAGGAGCCTAAAGGACTATCCGACATTGCCAAGGGTGTCTTTATCCTTATCAAGCCAGTGATGGATTCCAACAACGCACGCTCTGAGGGCGGCAAGAAGGGCAAGAAGTTCGGCAAACTTGGCGGTCGCCCTGCTAAGGATAGAGCTGTCTCGTCTGCCATTTCTGACAAGCCCAACGTCACGCCCGGCTACACGCTCACGCTGGAACAGGAGATTGAAGAAATGCGTGCCGATCGTTCTTGGAACGAACCGGTATGTATGCAGTTCCACATACGCGAGGACGAGCTTGGCAAACGCCTCGACTCCTTCCTCAACCACTGCCGTTGCGAGTATGAGGGAAAACCTCACGACAATATCAATGACGCCAAACGTCACTTCTGTTCGTGGATGCGCAAGGCGTACACCTCACATGCCGAGCCGGAAGACGCACAAGAGCTGCCACCTCCGTCATACGAGTTCAATGGCGGCTTCGGTGGGCAAGATGTTTAACCTTTAATCTCTGAAACTATGGCTCAATATCCACAATGCCTAATCGCAGAACTTGCCAAGTATGGCCGTCAGCCTACCGGCAACAAAGACTGGGACGCTGCCGTCCTTTCCGTTCTTCGCAAGAACGAACGCGAGAAGGATGCACCGTGGCTCACCCTGCACCAATGCGCACTCAACCTACGGCGAGAGAGCGAAAAGGCGAGAGCACAGGCGTACAACCTTGCCGACCCTAACGTATATAGTGCACACTCCAGCTTCCTTGTCTATATCGCCAACTCTGTTGTGCTGGCTCCTCAACGCCGCAAGTTCATCGTTGATGACGACAACAAGCAGGTGCTGCGCTTCCTCTTGCTCTACTTCAATAACTGCCCTCTGGCTGAAGAAGTATTCCCCGAACGTGGCTACAAGCTACACAAGAACCTCCTTATACAGGGCGGTGTAGGTGTTGGCAAAACGCTCCTCATGCAGATTTTCAGCGAGTATCTACGGCGCACAAACAACCCTCGCTTCTTTCACAACGTGTCGGTCACACAGATGGTCAACTACTACACCATCCACAACAACCTCGACCGCTTCACTTACTTTGAGGAGGAAAGCAAGGGCTTCCAGTGCAAACCCGAAAATGTGTGCCTCAACGACATCGGCATACAGGACCGCACGTTCTTCGGCATGGACACCGGGTTGCTCACCGATGAGTTCCTTCACGCTCGCAACGAGATTTGGACGCAGTTCGGCAAGTTCGCCCACCTGACTACAAACCTTGACAACCGAGAACTTGAAAAGCGGTTCAAGCGCAATGACGGCTACGGCCGACTTGTGGATCGCTTCAAAACATACAACGTTATTCCTTTACCGGGAAAAAGTAGAAGATAAATTATGAACGCAAAAAGTATAAAAGAGATATGAAATTTGGTATTATTGATGTTATAATGGCATCGCTTCAGGAAGCCTTCATCGTAATGAAACTCTGCGGAGCAATCAGTTGGTCGTGGTGGTTAGTTATGCTGCCCATTCTCTTGGTTGTAGTGTTTAACGTTCTCGTACTCCTTCTTTTCGTTTGTGCAGAGAAGTATAAGTTGCATCTACTCTTCAAGCAGTATGGCACCGACAATAAGTTGGCTATTCGCTTGAAAAAGATGCAGCAGGAAAGGGAGAATATTATGAAGAATAAGTAATAATAATGCCATAACGAAAATATAGAGCATGAAGAAGATTATGTTCAATGACAAGTACGGTCTCACACAAGCCGTACTCAAAGGTCGAAAGACGGAGACAAGAAGAATAGTCTATACGCAAAACGGGTTTGTTGTGTTTGGTGGTGAAGATTTCCAACTCAAAAAGCTCGACAATGGACAGGCTCTGCTTACGCTTTGCAACAACAGGTTTAAAACCGCACACTATAAAATAGGCGAAACCATAGCCATCGCCCAGAAATACGAAGATTTGATAAAGAACGATGAATTTTACCGTCTTTGTGGCAAAAACGGAATGCCTTTAGAGTGCATCAAATACGAGAGAGGGTGCAACAACAAGATGTTTGTCCGTGCAGACCTTATGCCCCATCATATTCGCATTACCAACATCCGCGTAGAACGTCTGCAAGACATCAGCGAAGCCGACTGCCTAAAAGAAGGCATTTGGTGTGACGACAACGTAGGGCTTGAAGGCACGACGTATTGGTATCACGGTCTTGCCAACTCCTCGTTCAGAACAGCGAAAGAAGCCTACGCTGCCCTGATAGACAAAATCAGCGGCAAGGGCACATGGGAGAGCAACCCTTGGGTTTTCGTTTACAATTTTTATCTTTTAAAATAAGATACAACTCTAAAATATGGTTATAAATTAGTGGTCATAAGCAATGAATAAAGCAAAAACTATTGAGTTAATGAAAGAGATTAAGGATAGTCTCTTTCTTGTAAAGGGTATGTATATGGGCAAAGACGAATATCTTATGACATACATGGACTTGAATATGGAAAGATGCGAGCAAGCCCTTAAAGAACTGGAGGATTAATATGGAAAAGAAGGATTATAAAGTTTATAAGCTGATAATGCGCTGCGCCGAAATTACAGACCATCGTTCAAAAAATGTAGATGTCAAAAACCTTAGAGTGTCACTATATATGTGTAAACATATTAAAGTTTCAAAAGGTCTGACACTCAAAGATCTTCGGGGTAGAAAAGAATATATTGGCAGAAAATTTGTATTAAAGGTCGATTATTCCGACAAAAAGGAGGAGAAAGGATGCGCTCACGACAAGCCCGAAAAATAGTCCGCATGGTAAAGTACACCCCAATCGACCGCATGAGCGACACATGGTTCGACCGTGCTCTCCAGTGGTGTGCAACATACCGCCAACCGCAAATTAAAAAGGCTCTCCGCTACTATTGGAATGGCGTAGCGGACGGCAAGATTAAGCCATTCTATTATAAACCGAGTCATCAAAGAAACAAATTTATATGAACGACGACATCATCATTATAGAACGTTTCTCCAAGAAACGATATGAGATATACAAGGCTAAAGGCATACCATTCCATGTAGTTAACGGTAAAGGCCGTCTTTGTCAAGTCAAGGCTTTCGACTGTGGAAACAACCACGACCAAGTATTTGTAGAAAGCGCCTACAAATACCTCGGCAGGGATTATACCAACGGTTACTACGCCAACCAAAAGAACGGACGCGGACAAGACCGCGAACAAGACGGAAAGCTGTTCATCTACCGTGGTCCGTGGTTCAAGCATAACGACCTTGTTGTACAAACAAGAGACGGTATTGCAGGACGAGAAATCTTCTTCTGGCATGGAATAAACCCAAAGGAAAACATGTTCCTTGCAAATTGGGGAGCTTATTCGCCTTATGACGATTTGAGTGATTCAGAGTTTCGCCCATGCACATCAGGCTGCGATTTAGAAAACACTCATCCGAGTGGCCAAGTACGCAATTATCACTTCCGTCTCGCAACAGAAAAGGATATTGCCGACTATCGCAATGCCCTTCGCGACCATCGTATAACATGGGAGGACGACGGACGCTTCTATCACTATCCTCATGTAGGCGACCACTACTATGAAATATTCTTCAACCATGGAGTAGCCGACTTCCGAGAGTGCATTTTGGAAAGCGAAGATACACGCCCTGAAATATCACGTCTCATAATGAAGTGCGACCTCGACGTACATCTTGAGCTAAGAGAGAAACGTGTTAGACAACGCGTAGATGAAATAAACAAAGCCCTTGGGCTTAAAAAATAACAAAACAATATGAAAATCATTAACAACAAATCCGCCAGTACAATTATTGGCACCGTTAGTGGCCGTATTTCTTACAACGGCAGAACAATTAACGTTCCTCAAAGTTCACACATGGAACTTGTGGACGGTCAAATCCTTATCGACGGCAAGCCATTCGAGCAGTACAATGAGGAAGACTTCCCAATCATCAAGATTGAACTCACTGGTAACGTCGAAAGCATCAAGACTGGAAGCGGCGATGTAATAATCAATGGCGATGCACATAACATTAGCACCATGAGCGGCGATGTACGGTGCAAAACCATAGAGGGTTCGGTATCAACCATGAGTGGCGACGTAACTTGCGACAACATCAAAGGCAACTGCTCTACGATGAATGGAGACATAAGAAGATAGAATGAAAACACGACAAGCAAGGAAAATATACAAGGCTTTCTATTCATTCAAGCCGAACTATTGGAATAATTGCAAAGGTTTTACTCTTTGTTCGTTCTTTACTTGCAAGAACCCACGCTTGCAGCATGCTCTTAATATCGCATACAAATATGAGAAAAGGTATGCACCGATACCGACAAAGCCAATAGCGATACAAGACAACTATTAATAACAAAACAATATGAAAAGAAGAATTGCAAAAAAAATCGACAACTACAAGGTAATGCCTCAACGCCTTATCAACAAGGCCATGTACCTCTACCTTCGCATTCGCGAACACTGGAGCCTGTCAATAAGAGGCAAGAACTACAGCACCTGCTACGTCATGGACAAGTGGGGACGTGTCCTCATCTACTCACGCTCCTATCCCGGAGGGCGCGTCGAACACGGACACGGCTACAACTGGTGGCACGACGATGAGGATGGGCTGTACCCAATCCGTAACCCTAAACGTAAAAGAAAGGCAAGACGATGATCAACAAAAACACTTTCATAAAATGTGAAGAGTGTTTGAAACGTCATGGTAAACATAAAACAATAAAACAATGAAAACTTACATCGGAACAAAACAGGTTAAGGCCGAACCTATGAACGAATTGGCCGCAGTAGAGAAAGGTTACGCTCGTAAGAACGAGGACAACCACGAATGGCGTGAAGGTTATCATGTGCAGTACACCAATCCAGACGGCAGCACCTACGACTCTTGGTCTCCTAAGTCTGTCTTTGAGCAAGCCTACAAGTGTGCCGACAGCTTCATCAACCGCTTGCAGATAGAGCACGACGAATTGAAGGAGCGTTACAACAAGCTCGACAACTTTCTTGAAAGTGGCAAGGCAGAGAAGGTATGCGAAGAAAACCAGATTTGGCTCATGGCTCTCCAGCGTATAAACATGCAAAATTATCTCGGCAATCTTGCTACGCGCCTTAAATTCTTGAAAGATGCGCCATCCCAAACGCAGGGCTAACATGCTCTACAAACTCCGTAGGAGAGGTATTCACTGCAACACCAAGGAGCGGTGCATATACCTCCCCTACAATGAGGATCCAAAGCACTACCCACAAATACCAAGGTTGTGCCGCGAGTTTCACTTCTACGTTCAATTCATCATCACATGATGGATTGAACGTCCCTCTAAACTTAAAACCATCTTTCATCAACAACCCTATATCTTTGCATTATGATAAAACTCTTGGAACGAACACGCCGCCCCGACATAACCTTCTGCCGCAATGGTCGCATATCCATCACGGCAAGGGTCGTGCGTCTCCTTTCGCTCCAGCCGGGCGACAGCATTAACGTAGCCTTCCACCTTGGCGAGTGCTACCTGCTTGCAGTCCGGCACCAAAATGCAATAGGACGGCATGTCGCACAGTGTCACCCAACAAAGAAAGGTTCCAAGAACTACTGTGCATCTTCCGTCCTCCTCGCACGACTCATGCTCGACAACAGCGGCATAAAAGAGCAGCGTGCCTCATTCATGATAGGCCAAGCAGAAAAACGCGACGGCGAAACAGTTTTACCAATAATATTTAAGCATCCGTTATGAACCAAGAAATAAAATATAGTGGCTTCTCCGCTGTGCCGTCCGACTATGAATGTTCCGACGGCTCTCTTGCCGTGTCCATCAACCTGCTGCCAGAAGACGGTGCCTTGAAGCCTATCCTCGCACCATCAGAAGTTATGCAGCTTCAAGATGGTGAGGTCGTCAAGTTTATACACAAGACATCCTCTTTCACTCACTACATCGTATATTCTGAGAAGAGTGGGAAAATAGCCTCAATAGACAAGGATACAACAGAACGCATAGAGGTCGGCTCACTATATAGTGTTTCTCATTTCAATGCTGTAGGTAATACATTGCTCGTCTTTACGTCCGGCAGCTTCTACTATTACTTGTGGAAGTATGGCAAATACGTCAAACTGGGCGACCATATCCCGGATGTTGAAGTGTCGTTCGGTCTTGTCGGCCATCCTCGTTTGTTCAGTCTTTCCGATGATAGCAAGAGTACGTTCACCATTTACTTTGATGGTATTTCCGAGGGAGCACTCTACAACGAATTCACAGAAAACAACAAGACTCGTATCACCGAACAGATAATGGCTAAAGTCAACAAGTTCGTTGCTCAGGAGACTGTTAACAAAGGACGGTTCTGCTTTCCGTTCTTTGTCCGCTATGCCTTGCGTCTATACGACGGTTCACTTGTTTATCATTCCGCACCCATTCTCATGAACCCATCTACTAAGACAGCTCCCATTGTATGGTGGAACAGGGTAAAGGGAAAGGATAGCTATAAAGAGGCTGTCTGTGACATCATGCTTATGGCCGCATCGCTCGATTATAAAGTTGTACGGAATGACGACTCGTACGACCTTAATGACTGGTCCGACATTATCAAGGGTATTGATGTGTTCATATCCAAGCCTATATACACATACGACCAAGAAGGAAAGATTTCTTCCATGTCAGATGTTGACAACTACAATACAAAGTTTATTGGCCGTCTGTATGCCGACAATAAGGACACCGTAACATCGACAAAGGCAGAAGACAAAATACTCGGGCAGTTCTCTTCTAAGGAATTTCTTGACTACTACTGTGAGTGGGAGTATTCTAAGATCTACGAAATGTACTATTCGTCTGACCGCTCTTATCCTTCTACGGCTTTCCACATGCCGGAGTTCACTGAAGGAAAGGTGTCAGAGTCTATCAAGAACACTTCAACGTTTTACAAGTTGTGTTCACTTGAAATTGCAGATGCCATTGCCGACAACAAGCGAAAGGACATTATTGTTGATGATGAATATCTACAGTCTCTTGTTACGCGCGAGGTTATGACCGACGACTATCTGACGCATGACCAGCTGCATGCTGATTACTCATTCGTCTATAATAGTCGCCTCAACTTGTCAGGACTCAAACGCAAGCCATTCACCGGCTATCTGGCCCAGTCCATGTTCGCATATTGCAATGGACGTTACAACTGGGAACAAAACGGTTCCACGCTAAACATATCAATGGCGACATTCTCTACTGATGATTATTCCATTGTGGTTTACATCAAAGAAAACGGACAGGAATATGCTGTGGCTTCCGACGAACATTTTTATGGAATGGAGATGCAGCTTTTTTGTAGTACTAAAATGGAATCGACAAGCGGTTCAACGCAAACAGAGACAATGAGCAAGCATTCGTGGGGGTGCTATGTGTTCTACCCAAACCCAAATGCCTACAAAATGGTTATCTATAATTTCAGTGCTGCATGTTATGCCATTGACCTCAAACAGCATGAGTTCCTGAATGGTGCCTTTGCTGTCCTCGACTACGAACTGGTACGTGAAAAGAACTTCACTTTGCTGCCGTCTGTCTATCCGTCACACGAAGACAACAACTTCCCCATTGAGATTGCCAACAAAATCTACACCTCCGAGGTCAACAACCCCTTCTACTTCCCGGTACTTGGTATCAACACCGTTGGCACGGGAGAGATTAAGGGCATCTGTTCTGCAGCCAAGGCTCTCTCAGAAGGACAGTTCGGACAGTTCCCTCTCTATGCCTTCACCTCTGAGGGTGTATGGGCGTTAGAGGTTTCGTCCACTGGCACCTATTCTGCCAAGCAGCCCATCACGCGCGACGTGTGCATAAACCCCGATGGCATAACGCAGCTCGACTCCGCTGTTCTCTTCCCAACAGACCGCGGCATAATGCTGATCAGCGGCTCGCAGACACAGTGCATATCCGAAGCCATCAATTCCGAATATCCGTTCGATGCGCTCCAGCTTCCCGGGTTCGACAAGCTGCACACCATACTCGGACATGAACCTGCAACAGACAAGTGTCTGCCCACGCTGCCGTTCACCAAGTTCTTGAAGCAGTGCCGGATGCTATACGACTATGTTCATCAGCGCGTCATTGTCTATGCACCCGGTATCACCTACGCCTATGTGTTCTCGCTGAAGACAAATCAATGGGGAATGATGTTCTCTAACATTGCCTCACACCTCAATTCATACCCGGATGCACTGGTCATGGACACAAAAAATGCTGTACTCAACTTCTCTGTCCCAATAACGGATACCGTCAAATGCCTGTACGTCACACGCCCTCTCAAACTTGAAGCGGCAAACGTATTGAAGACTGTCGCCAGTGTCATACAGCGTGGACTGTTCCGCAAAGGAAACGTATCCACGGCCCTCTACGGTTCACGCGACTTGCAGAACTGGCACCTTGTATGGTCAAGCAAAGACCATTACCTACAGGGCTTCCGTGGCTCTCCTTACAAGTATTTCCGAATTGCCGGTGTAGCCACACTCTCACCAGATGAAAACATCTACGGCGCGTCAGTCGAGTTCACACCTCGACAAACCAACAAGCCGAGATAAAGAAGATATTATTAGGTTTAGTTATTTATTAAGGTTAGATTGTTTTAGGTAACTAAAGAGCCGGGATGCGTGATGCACCTCGGCTCTTGTCTTTATTATCCTAACCAATGTTGCCTGATACGCTTCCTCTCCATTCTCGAATGGATGGAGGTGCGTATTTCTTGCTCTGCCTCAGCAGCCTTGGCAAGCCACGTCTCCGACTTCGACGGATTAGTTATGCTTAGCCAGTCGGCCACGCCTCGGCACACAAGGTATTCATGTATCAGCCTTTCCACATAGGTCAGCGTGGTTTGAGAAATAGTGTTGGGCACACTCATGTTTATATGATATTGCTCCCTCTCCTTTAGCTTGTCGTCAAACTCTGTCTTGACGATTTCCTTCTTTGACCAAGGGTAAAGCATTTCCCGGCACATGGAGATACCCAGATCCAGCACTCTTGTCACCCGGTCCACATTGCCCTCCTCGCCAACGTCAGCCACCATGTGCTTGGCGTGCTCGGTTTCCGGAGCCATTACATGGCTCTCCACATAGGCATTGTTCTTGATGTCATAGAGCAGCTGTTCTCGCCCGAAGGTAAGCGTCACCTTTAGCTTCGCTCCCTCATTCTCTATGCAGCAGCTCATAAGCCTTCCTCCTTAGTCTGTTGGACGCTTCGGGCGGCTACGCTTGCTCACTGCCTGTTGGATGCTCAGTAAACTTCTCTGTGCAAGGGCGATGTACTGTTCAGCGTCTGCCTTGTTTGTCACCATGTACCACTCGGCGATGGCAGAGTTCTTCAGGTAGTCGTGGATAGCCTCGCCTACACCGGTGGTTGCTGCCTCGTTGAAGTTGCTCGGCATTGTGAGGTTAAGCGTCAGGTCTGTGCTGCCGTCATAGTGGCTGTTGTCTGTGGTTGTGCCGTCCTCGTTGAGGTAGTCCGACAGTTCTGTCTTCACCTCGGCAAAGCCTTTCTTGATAGAGCGAAGTATCTTCTCGCGGTTTTCTTCGTCCTCAGAGGCAAACATGCTCGCCACCTCCTTGTGGTTGTCCTTGTTCTGGATAGTACGGCCACGCAAGAAGGTCTCGTTCATGATGTCGAAGAGAAGCCACGAAATTTTGATGGTTGCCGTCACGCTCTTTTTGGCACCTAATGTCTTTTCTTGTCCTTCCATGTCAATAAAATATTATTTGTTAGTCACTCGGACGGGTCGGTCTCTTGCGGCTGTATAGCAGACGTTCCGCACCGTCCATCATTTCTCCGGCTTGGTTGAAGTAGTCAGCGGCTTCGCCCTTGTTGGCCAGCTTGAACCACTGGGCGATGATTGAGGCAATGAAAAAGTTGCGAAGGGCCGACTGTACATTGTCCTTCATTCCTTTGTCAAACGACTTGCTAACCTCAAGCACGGCCTCGTAGCCTGTCCTCGTCACTTGCGACGGAACCTCGCTGCTCTGTGTCTCCACATCTTTAGGCTGTAGAGTTGTCGTTACAGCTATCTGTTTCGTAGCTCCGCTCACGATCATCTCTTTCAGCCTCTCGTTGGTGGCAAGCACCGACTCCTCCCAAAACCTGCCGAGGTCTGAAAGGTCGCTGTCCGTGGCGAGGATGCGGTCTCGCGCTCCCTCGTCGCCGTCTATCAGCTTCGCGCCTGTGTAGTCGGTAGCCTTTGCCACCTCTTCATACACGTCGTCCTTGAATATCTGTACGATGATTGTCTCCATGTCAGAATGAGATTAGTGAATACGTTAGTCCGATGCCTATATATGGCTGCATATTTTGTTTGCCGAAGCCGTAACCTGTCGTCACACCGATATGCCATTTCTTAGGAGGCTGCTTTATCTTGCGCGTTACATACTCATGCTTGGGATATACATATATGCTGTCAAGCTGCACGTCATATCCACTCACCCATGCCGTGTAGTCACTGCTTTTATACATCTTTTGGATGATGGGGATAGTAACCTCCGCACTGTCACGCTCATCTGCCGCATCGTTTTGTGTACAGCTTTCTGCCGGTTGTGTGTCCGCACGGATAGATGGCTGCGCCTTGTCACTCTTGGGAAGGGTCACGGTCTTGTACGTCAACACCAAACTGTCCTTGGGTACTGGCTTATAGTAAGGTATGGTGTCAATCACTGTGTCACGCACCACTTCTGCAGGTTCATGATCTTTGCCGTAGCCTCCGCAATGCACGATGCCAACCATACAGACGATGTAAACAACCACACCTAACATTGCCCACAAAAAGCCTAAATTCTTCTTATCCATAATAGTCTTTGATAAATTCAACAATAGCGTTCACATGCACGGCTGTCACCTTCTCCTTACCTTCCTCGCTCAACAGCAGTTCAACGTCTTCTTTGTTGTCTTGGAAAAGGTTCTCCGTCAACACTGCAGGGCAGTTCGTGTCTCTACAGATAGCAAGGTTCTGGGCGATGTACTTGGCATAGGGCACACAACGGTTGCCTTTCAGTCCTTGAAGTATTGCTTCGTTCCAAAGATACTGCGCCAAGGCCTTGCTCTTTGCGGATGCGTTCATGCCTACATGGGCAGAAAAGCCTCGCGCCTCATGCCATTTGCCGTCGCCTCCTGCTGCATTGTTGTGGATCGAGACAAGCAGCACGTTCTTGGTGCCTACTTTCTTGCAGATGTCGTTCACACGCTTGCAGCGTACAGACAGCGCAACGTCCTGCTCCTCTTCCACAACACGCTCTGCATTGTAGCCCATGCCGCGAAGCTCGTTCACAACTCGCGTTGCAATCTCTCTTGCATACGCATATTCACGCAACCTTTTGTCCGGACTGCATTTGCCAGGGGTGTTCACCCCATGGCCGTTGTCAATGAGTAATATCATCTTTTTCTTCTTTTAGTTTGTCAAGGTCCAAGTCAAAGTGCCTTGCTGTCTTGTCCACCATGATTTGTTGCAACAGTTTCCAAAACCTATGTTCCGCCTCGGGGCGGCAGCTGCTCTCGTTCTCCAGTATCGACCATGCCTGTTCAAAACATATCACGCCTGTCAGCATATACGACAATGGCACCTGCATGTGGATAAACACCCAGTGCTCTACCAAATAGGCAAGAATAATAAGCGAAAACCTTTTCGGAATTGTCTGCTTCACCACCTTGCCGAAAGCGAACGAGGTAAATTTGGCCTTCTCTCTTGTTGTTCTGTCTGGATAGGCTCCATGTACACGCTTGTCGAGCTTGAAAGCGGTGTAGGCATCATAAAGTATAAAGATGATGGCAACCGCTATAAGTGGAAAGGTCGGTCGGAATTCTGCAATCATCCAACCAACCATGCCGCCAACGGCCATGGCTGCAAACTTCCATAGTTTGAATACTACTGCCATACTGTCCATCTTATTAAGCGTCCTACAACTACTCCGGCCATCGTACAACCGAAGTCAACCCAATCCCATTTGCTGCCATACAACTTGTCTTTAAGTTCCAAGGCTCCGGCTACACCAGCTCCGGCATACAGCGCACAGTAGGTATCATCAGCTCCCAAGCCGATGAGAACGCCGCCTACGATATGTCTGCCGCGGTTGCTGGATTTTAACCATGTAATAATCTTTTTCATTGCCATTATGATTTTATGTTCTTGGCAAATTTAGCGACTTAACCGGTGAGCGTCGTTTTAACTATTGTAGCACAAAAAAAGAGGAGCAAGATTTCTCCTGTTCCTCTTATTGATAATGTTGTGATTACATGTCAAACACGTCCCAATCTACATTGTCCTTCTCCTTCCATCCGTTCCTGATGGTTTCAAGAATGAAACATGCAGCGGCCTCGCTGAACTTCTTGAACTCGTCTCGCGTCTGGAAGGTATGATAGATCGGTGTAGCGTCGGCTTTCTCGTTGAGCTTCAACGTAAGTGGGAATGTAACACTTTCGTTGTTCTCAATAGAGGCAAAGTTACGCTGCTTCTCGTCTGTGAGCCAAACCTTGATGCCCTCATACTCAAACTGATTAACAATCTTGTCTTTGGTCTCTGCGTCTATCGTAGCCCAAACAAGTTTCTTTATCTCGTCAAGCGTGGGCTTGTGCGTGAACGTATGGCGGTATTCGTATGTACCGCTCTCTGTTTCATACAGACCGAAATAGAGCAGCCATTTATTCTTGCCTACTCGTTGCAGTCCGTCCTGACGTTTGGTTGTGCCGTATATCTTTTCCATTGTCGCTATGTTTTTGTTGAGGCAAAGATATAGTATGCAGCCCAATTCACGCTTTTATCTTTAGTGAGTCGCTTTAGGTGAAGTTATACTTTCGCTTGCTGCCGTCAAACAGTTCGCATTTGATAATGCTCTCAAACGGAAAGCCGTCCTCAATGTCGCTAATCTGGTCGAGTATGCCCTTCATTTCCTGCGAAGCGGTGAAGAACTTACCCCATTCCTTTGTTGCCGGATTACGGAACGATACAAGATAACGGTCTTCACCTTCTTTTGTGTCGATACCAACTTCAAAATCGTGGATTTCAATAGGGATGTTCACGATGTCACCCAAGCGTGTCACCTTACCGGGAAAACGTTTCTTTCCGTCTGCTGGCTTATAGGTCACGCCCATTTCTGAAAATTTCTTCATGTTTTTACCTGTTAATGTATAATATAAATGCTGGCAGTCCGCATGACATGCCATTCCTTTGAACGAGCCTATAATTTGTTGCCTTCGCTTTCTCGACTTTATCTTGGCGAGTTTCCTCGCAGCGTTCACCTTTGTGCGCTTGCGTATTCGTGAGTGGTCACCATAATCAATATAACCCAGTGCATCCATTCCTGCGCTCACTGGAGCAACCTTCTCGCTCGGCTTGATTATCAGATTGTAGGGTTTACTTAGTCTGTGCAGTGTGTCCCTGTGTTTCCACAACTCTTTTTTATTGTCACCGAGTATGTATATGTCGTCACAAAAGCGGTTGTAGTTATCCTTTCCACACTCCTCTATCATGGCATGGTCAATGTCATTGTGGTACAGGTTGCCGAAGAACTGCGAGGAGCGTAGTCCCTTGCTGATGCCTTCGTTACCATCCGGGTGCAATACCTTAACGAAGTCTATTAGTATGGGGAGTAATATCGGGTCGGCTATATACTGCTTGATGATGTCAATCATCTTGTCGTGCAGTATGTGGTCATAATAACCTTTATAGTCGCTTTGATAATAATATATAAGGTCGGGGTTCTCGGCTCTCACTTCCTGCATCTTGTGGAATAGTCCGTGTGGGCCGCGTCCTTCTATCGAAGCTGCCGTGTTTTCTATTAGCAATGGCGAAAGGTGTTTCTCCACAATCTCCATGATGGCATTGCAGCCTATACGTTTCACAACAGGAGGTGCTTGAACCATTCTTCTCTTCGGACCATCGTCCACCTCAAACGAAGACAGACGCTCAACACGAAATGTGCCATTGCCTATTTGTTCTTTCAGTTCGGCAATAATTTCTTTCTTGCGCTTCATATAGCGCACCATGCGTGGAGTACATTCCACACCATCTATAACAACCTTCTCCCTCCATTTTATTCCGCTTCGCGTGTCGGCGTTATGAAGGTTCGACATGACACGCTTGAACGAGCGTTCCATGTTTTCGTCAGAAATGATTTCCGGGATGAGGTTATATAAAGGAAAACAGATAGAAGTTGGTGCTTCTACCTGTCCTAATAAGTCTTCCAGTTGATTGACAGCCTTCCTGTCCTGTGGGGAGTTGACGCACTCCCCACATGTGGTTAATGTCGTGTTCCGGCTTTCCATATTTTATTTATGCTTTTGCCGAGGCTCTAACCCCTCGGAGTGTGGTTGTGACAATCCCGTGCCACGTCAGAGGCCTCCGATTATTGTTAACCTTAGAATTTGAGCCGACCACCGTAGTTCGTGTTCGAGTTCGAAGAAGCGTTGTTCGCGTTCGCATAAGCGAGACCGCTGTTCGCATTCGAGTTGTTGCCAGACCGCAGAACACAGCGGCGCGTGGGATTTTCTGCCTGCCCTTAGCGATAGGGCGGTGCAAAATTAACATAAATAATTGAAAATACCGTCATTCTCAGTTGTAAAATTCGCTGCGCTATGCGCAGATAGTTACCTTTTTCAACACCGGTCGCAAACAAGGAGAGGGAGCAGCCGCTTGTGGCGGCTCTCCCTCTGACGCTTTTTTCGTGGCTTCGCTTGCCGATTATCCGACTATGACGAATTTTCCGCGGAAGGCGAGCCGACCACCGAAGTTCGTGCCCGAGTACGAAGAAGCGTTGTTCGCGACCGCACAAGCGAGACCGCTGAGCGCATTCGAGTAGCTGCCAGACCGCAGAACACAGCGGCCTCTACTGCCCTGGAACCATACTCCGGCTCCATAGTGTGTAGTGTATTTGCTGGTGTCTGTCTGGTGCACCTTGCTTGGCAAGATGTCACACTTGGCACCATGCACAACTCTCACTACACAGTTGCCGTTGCTGTTCACACTCTGCAAGGTTCGCTCCGTCTTCTTAATCGGGTCGAAGATGTGGAACACATAATCTACAGGATCTTCGTTCGTCTCCACGCAACGGTTCTTGTAGAACGTCTCGTAGCTCTTCACATTTCCTGCAATGTAGTCCATCCATTCACTGTCACAGCCCACATAGTGTTTGAGTCCCATGATAGAGTTCATGGAGTTGCCCACATACGATGTGTCCGCCATGCCGATGTCGTCACGACTGTTGAGTGTGCTGTCATGTGCGCCATTGCCCACAACAGACTGCTCGTCGGTCGTTCCATGGGTCGCCCACCACAGGTTGCTGATTTCCTTGTGCTGCTCATAGTCTTGGAGTTGGTAGCCATCTCCGCGCATGTGCGCACTATTCTGGAAATCCTTGGCTGTGTAGTGTATTGTCCCGGTCGGCATTTCGGTCGGGTTACCGTCCCTGTCGTATGTCCATTCTGCAGAGGTCTGTGAAGTGCCGTCACCTTTCTTCGAACGTACTGCACCCGATATGCTTCGAGGTCGTTTCAGTCCGTCTATAGTGATGGGGTATGTTCCCACAAGACTGTCGTACTCACCAACGGTGTGCTCAGTCCATTCTGGTTCTATTGCTTCTATATGCTCGCTGTCAACAGCAAGACACTTTATGTCGCCAATGTCACGATACGAAGTGAAGTATATCCACTTGGCACCGTTTGGCACATCGCAGAACACATAGTTACCGATTGAGAAGTCGAAGTAAACGTGACTCACCATCATAATGAACTTGCCCAATATCTTGCCGTTTGCATCAGTAAAGACAGCACCAAGACGAGCGTGGTTAAGTCCAGGCCATCTTACCTGCTTCATGCCCTCAACGTCCATACGGTAGACATTCGCATTGGCTGCTGTGGCAATAATATTATCGCCAACTGTCTCGCCAACTGTTGCCTCGTCAGCATACACGCCTGTATTTTCTGCATAGAGCAGCTCAGAAAGCAATGCCTCCTTGCGGTTGTTTACAGTCGATAACGGCTCATTATCTGTAATTGAGTGAATGATATACTTTACTTGGTTCTTGTAGTCGTTCACGCCCTTGTACCAATAATGAGGCAAGTGGTGGAAGATGTCAAAGCCTTCACCTGCGTTGTCGCTCACATCGAAGCTCTCACCATTAGCAAGTTTATTGAAGTCTGCATCGCTCAATTGCACACCCTCCATCTGTTTCAGTTTGGAGTTGTATGTACACTTGTAAGCATGGGTGTCCTGCAATATCTTCAATGTATGGCCGCTTGCCACAAAGCTCTTATCGTAATCGGCTCCTGTCTGGTTCTCGGGGTTACTGTACTTCTCGCAGAAGTCACCGCTCACCACATCGTCTATCTTTATGACAGAAAATTGCGAGTTTATAACTTCAAGGTTCGGGAAGTAACGCTTCAGCTCCGCAATCTCACTCTCCTCTGAAAGTAGGGTCAGGATCCATCTACCTATCAGTCCGCTACACTGGCCGCTCTCGTCATAGTCTGCTCCGTTTGCGTCTATGCCTACGGCTCCATTGTTCTTGATGGCACGCAGCAGCTCAACGCTTTCCGTAGCAGCAAGGCCGGCTATGCGTACACTCTTCAGCGCACTGGCCGTGGTTACCTCTCGCAGCAGCGTCATGGCATCTATCTTCGGGCTTCCGTCCAAAAACAGCTTCGTAACCTTAGCCATTCCGTCGATGGTCAGACCACCGGGGTAGGTCAGATTAGGAAGGTTCTTGAAGTACAGTGTTGTCATAGTACCGGGAAGGTGCAGCGTGTCTATTGGTGAACTCTCTGCCAGTGTTATGTTCTTCAACAGACTGCCTTCTGCCAACACCTTTCTTAGGCGAGGACACAGCGAAGCATTCACGTCAGTGATCATCGTGTTCCTGATGTCTATCTCTTCCAAGAAAGGCATCTGTCCTAAGTTCAGAGTGCTCAGAATGTCGGTGGTATAGGCAGGAGTATATCCTTCACCGCCAATGACGAGCTTGCGCAGTAAGGTACACTCGCTCAGCATCCAGTTTGAATTCTTAGGAGAACAGCCGCTGATGTCAAGCTCGCTTATCTTGTCTGCACCGAAGATGTATATGAGCTTGCCGCCTTCTCCTGCTGCAACCTCTGTAAAGGTGTGACTCTCACCTTCCTTTAGATAGCAACTATACTTGGCTGATGAGGTGGAGTCCACACCCATGGCGAAGTAACCGTCCTGTGCTGCCGTTATCTTCACCGTGATGGGACCCATAACACGGTCTTGGAAGAAATGACGGAACAGATCACCAGTCTGGAAGTAGCCGTCTCTGTATGCGAAACGCTTGCGTTGGAAGGCCGGCAGACTCTCCAGTCGCAGACCATGCAAGGCAGGATAGTGGTTGTCGGCAGCGGTAGCTGTTTCTATATACTTGCGCTCTCCGTCAAACGAACTTACCACCTTTGGCCATTTCAAGATGCGGTCTATCATCCAGTAACGGTAGCAGCCGTCAGTAGAGAAGATTTCAAGGCCGGCCTTTGTCTTCGTAGAACGCATCTTTGCCGCCGTGTCATGAAGAGTCAGCGTCTCCGTGCCTGTATCATCAAGCCATACGCCTTCGCCTCTGTCAAACAAGGCATAGCTTTGTTGGAACATTACGCCGTCCCATCCTTGATACAGATGGCTCGCTGCTCCGTCCATATCCCAAGGGATGGTCAGGTAGCAGTCGTTGTCTGCCTCGTCACATGAGTCTCCGTCGTACCAATGATTGAAGTAATAGCGCATGCTGCCGTCGGTCTCCAAGTAAACAGCTATCATCATGTTCTTGGCTCGCTGGTCCACGGTGGCTTTGTAGTCGCTCGCCACAACATAGCAGTGAGTTGAATGGGGAGAGAAATACTTGTGCATTTCCTGCTGCCATTTCTTCCTGCGGTTCTCCTTGGTACCGGCTACGGTCTTGCCACCAAGGGTAATGGTTGTGCTTGCACCGGCTCCGTTGAATACCTTTTCGCTGCCATCAGGGTTCTTGGCGGCGTTCTCTTCGGCATTGTCGGTCAAATTCTGGTTACACTGCTGACAGAAGGCCAACTCTCTATACAGCTGGTACGGAACTTTCTTGCCTGACGCATACAGGGCGTTCAAGTCGTCGTCATCAGGGTAGCGCATTTCATAATAGGTGCTCCACACTGGAACGTCGCCATCGTCGGTGTGCAGCGTCTTCAGCATATCGTCCACACTATTCACGCCCTGCTGCCAACAGAACTCTTGATACTGTCTATACTCGTAGCACTCCACAGGGTTCAGCACGCGACCTTGCACACTCCATTTCTTAGTGGCATTGTCATAAGTCATGGTGCCAGTGGTGTCCTTCCATTTTCCTCCCTTATACTGCACATACTTGCCGTCTGATGTCTTGTAGGCTGTTCCCCAGTCGTAGTTCTTGACATCGTCTGCCTGTACCTCGGAGAGTGTCTTGTCAAGCACATGACTGTCTTCCACGGCCACCTCACCTATCTCTGTCATGGTTCCGGTTCCATCGTTCTCAATGAAACGTGTTTCCGGACCGCAGAACTCACTCAGCATATACAGTGTGCCGGGTATCAATGAGCTGGTATCTGCAAGCACACTGGTCTTGTAGGTGTCAATGTTCGTACCTCTCGGAGCTACCATTTCCTTGAAGTCGCCATAGTTCACGCAACCGTAATTATATCCCTTAACGTCCTCAAAACCGAAGAAGTGGGGATTACCCTTGTCGGCATTGAAGTTTGCCTTCGAGTGGAAGTATGCGTTCTCAGGAAGTGTAGCGGCCTCTGTTCCCTTGTCTTGACCTATGCGGTAGTCAGTACGGAAGAGGGCACACGTCACACCGTCAATGCTCGTATGCAGTTCTTCGCTCTTGTCGGTGTTGTGTCGCTGGGCAGGGGTCATATAGTCAATGCCAAGGGCTATCTGCGTGTCGTTCATAAGCTCCATCAGGGCACAGTTGTTGGCACCGGCAGAGTCACTGTAGTCCACCTTGATTGTGCCTGTCTGAATAGGCGTACCGCCTTCCTTCACGCGGATCATCTTCTTCTTTGCAAGAGCTGCAGCATCGTCATACTTGGCAAGTATAGTCTCATCACCATTGTACATCTCGCTGATCTGCTCTCTTGTGTAGAGCATTCTAATCCTCTTCGCCTTCTTGAACTTGCCCTTCTTGTTCTTGACAGCGTAGGCAAGCGTAGAGGTTCCTTGGTTGGTAGTCGGAACTGCTTCAATAATGCAGTTTGCCCATGGACGATCGGGGAAATAAATATACCAGTCCATCAGAACAGCGGTCTTCTTATCCTTCAAACCTTCGATGTAGTCAGGATAATATATCTCGCTGTCCGTTACCGCGCCACCGTCTTTGCTAAGGTTCTTGTCCGAAGTGCGCGTCATTGCCACGACCATGATACCGCGGTCTAACAACTTTTTCATATCGGGGCGTGGTTTCGTCGTTCCCTCGGCTGTAACATCGCTCATCACTTGGTTCTGCTCATACTCGGTCAGCATGGCAGTCGTGTCTGTGAGGTTCACGATGTAGTTGTTGAATGCCTGGATGAAATCATAGTAGGTGTTCCAGCGTACCACCTCATATAGGTAGAGGTCGGCATCTGTACCGTTGAAGTGTATCATGTCCGCAATGTTGGGGAAGCCGCTGGCTGTGCTGATGGGAACACACGCTGCAGCATCACCGTTCTGGAACACCTTACACAGCATCACACCGCTATAGGGGGCTCTGGCTTGTGGCTCTATTACGATGTCTATACGATATACGGTGTCGTCAAGGTAGGAGGTGGCGGCGGTGGTCTGTACGTCTTTCAGGGCTTCGTCGCTGTCTCCGGAGGTGGTCACGATGAATTTCTCTCCGGTAAGCACAAAACCCAATCGCTCGCCCATACACCACATAATCTTTGTATTACGTTTGGCAATGTTCTTAACCTTGAATGTAAAGCTTAGTGCTATACCGTTGGTGGGTATGTCATTGCTTGCCAATGGTGTGTCGCTGCATGTTGCCGTCACGTTTTCGGCTACACGTAGTGCCATTCTGCCGTCTGCTTTTTCTGTACCGAAGTTGTCTGCGACAAAACCGTTGCTCGACCAGTTACTGCCGTTTACCTTCACTTCCACAATGCTGCCGTCAGCACAGGTGGCCTTGATGCTCTTGTCGATGTCGTCGTTACTTCTGCCGGCAAAGTTCAATTTGTAGTATGCGCCCTCGGTCTCGCTGATGGCAAGCATGCTGCCGTCAATGACAACTTTTAGTTGCTCCGCCAGACGTACCTCGCCACATGTTGCATCGAAGATCAATGTGTCGCCGTCGTTATAACCCACAATGCGTTTCTCTATCGTGTAGTAACTGCTGCGGTTCATAACCTTGTTGGCAATCGTTTCTGTCTCGTCAGTGGTCTCGTTCTTCACCTTCACCTCTACATTTGGGTTGGCGTTGTCTCGCTGATAACAGGCTATGTCAAAGCTGACGGTCTTGAAGAGTTTTGTCTTGCCGTCGCTGTCGTCATACCATCGTGCCACAATGATGGGCTTCGTGTAGTCGCTCACGCTCTCACGCTGCTCTATCACCATGACTGCGGTATGCAGCGTGTTACCTTCCAGTCCTGATGCTACGTCATGCCCTTGTATGCGCAGAGGATATGCACCGTGGCCCATGCCTTGTGGGTCGATGGTCACGTTATGGGTGTAAGTATCCTTCACCAATACATTCTCTAATGTTTCCCACACGCCGTTGCGGTATATCTCTATCTTCGTCTGGATACCCTTGTCTGAGGCATTGTTTGGGAAACGATACATGGGGATGCTTACCTTCTGACCGCCAACCTGCAATGTGGTGCTCTTCGTATAGCTCAGTGTCTGGCTGCTCTCTACGGTCACATCAACGGCTATCATTTCCACGTTTCTCGTGGCTGTCTTGCCGGTGGCATCGGTGGCTACGGCTTGCAGCTCTACGCTGCCGGCACTGGCTGCAATGGTGCTTAGGTCAAACTCGAAGGTGTACGACTTCAACGAGGAACTGCTTGCCTGATTGGGCTTGAATGAGGCTACGGTGGTCTTGGTCGTGCGATTGATAAACACCACACTCTGTATCTTGTTGTCCTGCGATGATCCATCGGATAGCTGGGTCACACTGCGGATGGCGGCTTTCAGTATGGCTGTGCCTCCTGCACGGACATAGAAGGGGTCGTTTTCAAAGTTGATGGCAAGTGTAGTTCCACCGCCACCTCCAGTACCGGTGCCCACACTGAACTGGGCTTCAGACAGGGTGTCGCCAGCCTTGTTTTTTAGCTTCAGTGATACGCTGCCTTCTTCCTCTGTAGCCTCTATCTCCGTTGGCACAACCTTATACGCTCCTCCTGTAGAGAAAGCGTCTGTACCGCCAGCTTCCATCGTGTCGCTCGCCACAAGTTTACTGCCGCCGCCGAAGTCCTGCCAAAGACCGGCCTCGTAGAAGTCCGCAATGGAGTCGCCCTGATACTGTTTGGTCTCTACCTTATTGGCTTCCGTCGTATAGCTTATCACCAAACCACGCTTCTGATAGTTCACACTTGTTGTCTCTTGATAGGTTTTCAGAGCTGCAAGTGCAGTGCCAAGGGTGTAGAAGCCTGTAGGTAGAGGGGCTATGATGTCAATGTCTATCATCGACTCTGAACCTTGCACCATCGAACCGAAGTCTTTCCAGTTCTCTGTGTCGTACCAGTTATTATCTTCCGTATTGGCTCCGGTATACTGGTAAGTCTTCCAAGTGCCTTTCTTCAATGCAAAGGTTATCATCAGGCCTACTGCAGCCTTGCCATTTTCCTTCGCTGCGTGAACAGCTGAATTGGCCGTATCATCGGTATCACACAACACATAGTAGTGTCCTCCCTGCTCCACCGTCGGGTTGTAAATGCTGGCAGAGTTGCCGCTGCCGCCAATCCTCTGCATTTTCTTGTCAACGATACGGAACAACTCGTCTGCACAACAATAGATATGGTCCGTACGTCCTACGCTGTCGGTGTTATACATTTCTTCCGGATAACCGTATGTCTCTGTACTAACACCTCCGAACTTACGGAAGCACCACTGTTCTTCGTAGTCCAAACTTGGAGCATACCACAAACCACGGCTCGGTGCCTTGCCGGAACCGTCCCACACTCCGTCAAAGGGAAGAATGTTAATACCCTCAATGCGTCTGTTTGCTGTCTGGAGTGTGCTATTTAGCTCGGCTCCCTCGTCACCGGGAAATGCCGTACCGCTGGTGTGTCCAAGTGCCAAATCTGAACCGATAACAGCCAAGCTTCTACCGCCCCAACGATAGGTCTTGTTGGTTGTCACGTCCATAAATATTTTGCCGCTGTGCGGCGTAACACCATTATTACCGAATTTACCGAAAAGATCAGCGTCACTCCAATTATAATAATAGGTGACGATTTCCTCTCCATCCGTGCTCTGTGTGGTATAGGCTAATACAAATACCTCCTTTGCCTTGTTGTAAACAACGGAGCATCCCTCATCTGTAGATTTCATAGAGAGCAATGACATTTGGGAAGTCACGTTCTCTTCAATGCCTCCAAACTCCAACACGTCATCCACATATCCAGGCAGATACTGAGAGGGCACATGACCGTTCTCGCCCAAAGGAGCGAGACCGTTCTCCTTCCCTTTAGTCGCTTTAAACTTGTCAAGGTCATCCTGTAACCCACTCACGCCTTTCTTCAAACCGGCAATATCTGTCTGTGCCGTTCCCATCTGGGTGTTGAGGTTATTGATGTTTGTAGAACTGGTAGTCTGCGTGCTGCGTAGACTCTTGATGTCCTCCTTGTTTTGGTTAACGTCCACCTTCACGGCTTCGAGGTCGGCTGTCATTCCCTCCACGGCTTCCATGTACTCGGTGCTATCAACCGTAGGATTACCCTTCAGCAGCGGATTACCGTTGCTGTCAACTTGCGCTACCCATGTACCACCGTCTGCTACATAGAGCTGGCCAAGATGATCTGACGCTGCACTGCCTTCTACGGTCACCAACGCCCACCATCCTTCATGAGGATTAGGGTAAGCCTCGCGTAGCTGTGCCGCCGTTTTGAACAGGCCTTTGTTCGGGCCTTTTATGTTCTTGGCTTCAAGCCAGCCGTCAACGGTCAGATTGTGGCCGACCTTTGCCGAACCGCGTATGGTGGCCTTGCCGCCGATGTTAACGTCACGACCAACCGCAACGTCACCATCTATCTGTTTTGTTGGTATTGAACTCATTATTCAAAAATGCTTTTTGCCAAGGTGTTCATTGCGGCTGCTTGCTCGCTCGCACCATAGGCGGTTAATACTAATGCAGCCGTAGTATAGACCACGGCTGTGTAACAACGCTCGCTGATGTCTATGCCGTCCTCCTCGTCTATGCTCGGATAAGGAATGTATGAGGCACGTTTCACATAGGCTTCCTCACTGTTGCAACTGTAGAACTCCAACACCTTGCCCTCGGCACGGTTCACTACGGCACACACCGGCTTCTGAACATTGCCGCGAATACCCTTGTATCTTGACGATTGCAGGTCATACAATGGGTCGTCTGCTGATATGGCCACATAGCAGGTGCGTTCCCAGTCGCTCATGCGAAAGGCTACAAGGCGCATGAAATCATCGGGCAGCAGAGTCCAACCGCTTCCGTTCTCCTCCCAGTAGATGGCATCGCCAAAAACGTGACCTTCTTCCAAGTAGTGAACGGGAGCGGACGACTCTACACGCCGAACGGCTTCCACTATCTTTGAGCGGATGATGTCATTCAACGATAAGGTGTCAATGTCCTCATCGCTGATGAGCTGATCGCTTGTCTTGTTCTCGTCAATGGCAATGCGCACGTCACGCTCCACGACTTCGATTTTGTACACCATACCGTTGCTGTGATTACTCGGTTACAAAAGTGATTTTAACGCCATAGGTTTCACCTACAGCTATAATTTCTGCACGAGTTCTCATCGTACCACTCTTCACGCCAAACGTCTTTGTAAGATAATCCTTGGCTTCTTGGTTGGTACTGAACTCAACTTCTGTAAGACCACGTTCGTCCTCGATAGGCTCGATGCCTGTCTCTTGTGTAGGCGTTTCTACATCACCTGTCGGCTTCACTGTTTCTGTCTTAGTTTCTTCTGACAAATGTTCATTCGCCTGTTCGTCACTGTCAGGAACAGACTTATGGGTAGCAATTCGCATGTGGGTACCGGGCAGTACTTGACGCATTACGAGACTGATAAAACCACTCTTGTATTCCTTTGAGTTCTCAATTACAAACTGTGTAATTGGGTCTTTGGTCACCATGTATGCAGGTTGTGAACCACTTGGAGAAGACGTGCCACCAACGAACGACAAGTTCGCCTCAAGGGTGCCGGCCTTAACTTTACCGTGCCATTCCGTGAGACCATATACTCCGTATGTTTTAATTTCCATGTTATATTGTTTTATTAAAAATGGGGACGGATTGACTTAAAGCGCATCCACCCCCATAATTAGCGTTGACAAAAAAGTTACTCAGCTGAAATAGGACCGTAGAAACGAACCCACTTCTTCTCGTTCTCGCCTGTCGCATTGTACTTGAATGCGTCACCTGCACTCACTGTAATAGTGGCAGTGCCTGACTTGATGTTCATGCCGTAAGCGAAAACGTAAATTACGCCATCTTCGAGATCAGCTTCGGTTGGAGCAGTGTCACTACTCCACAAGCGGAACTCGTCAGCTGCAGGAGCGGTGTCGTCATCGTCATCGTCACCATCAACCCAGATGTGACAGTTGCCCTTCAAACCAAGAGCGTCACTGACGAGAACGCCATTGCGTGTTGCCTCCTCACCTTCAACGTCCTCTGTGTAGCTGCTCTCGCCACGACGTACATAGTGTACCAAACGGTCTTCACCCACAATGATACCGCTGTTCTCGTAGCCGCAATCATTGAACGTAGGCTCAATCTTAATCTGAAGTTCACCGAAGATGCAGTACAGACGTGTCACCTTCCAACCAAGTCTCTCATTGGTGAAAGGCTCCATAGTAACCTCTGGGTGCTTGCTCCAGTCAATGAGCTGCAAACTCTGACCAAGGTTGTTACCAACGAGGAAGAGACCGGACTTAGGCTTGTCTGCACCACCGTAATATAGCTTGATGAGAGACATTACATCCTCAAATGTCCACTTGCCACGATGCTTCACCTCACGCTTCACCTGCCAACGAACACCATTGGTTGTATAGTCCCACTGGTCGTCACCCATGCTCGAACGTACAAGCATCTTGTTCTGCTGAGAAATGAGAAGCGTACGGTTGCCGGCAGCCTTGAACTCACGCAACTGAGCCTCTGCCTTGACAGCCTCATCGTAAGGTATCTCCATGTTCTGGTCGGCAAGATACTTTGATACGATGCTTGTCATACCTCGCTTCTGCAAGTACAAGTCGTCTGGAGAAGGAATGACAGTATTGGGGTCAACCCACTTCTGAGTCTCATACATGGCGTTAGCCATACGTACTAACTTCGTACCTGCTGTTATGATATTGGTATTGCTTGCTGTTGGAGAGGTTGCTGTTGGAAGACTGCCATACTGGTCTGTCGCAGCCTGCTTAACACCGTTGGTTGCAATACAGGTGATTGTGTCGTCGTTGTTCACGCTCTTTACAAAGAGCTGGAGGGGACGACGGCTCTTGACATTGGTACCACCGATAAAGTCGTAGCCTTTGACTCCCTTGACCATAAGAGTGTCGTATGCTCGAACTTTCTTCTGGTCGGCATTTACCAACGTGATAGTATTGCCATTAACAGATGCAACCGTAACGATTGGTGTGCCTTGGTCAATTGCATAGTGTTTCACTTCCATGCTATGAACGTTCACGGACTTTGCCATCAGCATAAGCTGCATCAAAGAGTTCTGATCACGTTCAAACATGAAAATTCGTTTGTCAACTTCGGGCATTACAAGTTCGCCCATACCTCCTGATGCGTTCTCTACTCCGCTGACGGTAGTAGGCGCACCACCTAACTGTGTCTGAAGACCAGCGGAACCAGCACTTGGAGTAAGTTCAGGACTATCTGGCGTGTTTGCACTGCCAGAGTTCTGTTGCTGGGTTGTTGTTACTTCTACGCTCATTTTATTTTTTTTTATTTGTTATTGTTATGTTTCGTTTTTGCCGGTACCTTGACAATGCTTTTCTTCACAAAGCCTTCGTTATGTATACCTTTGCTTGCTTCCATTAACGCACTTACAGTGGTACAGGCACCACCGATATGTGTTCGCAATCCTGCACTTCCTTGTGAGGGTTCACGTGGCTTTGTATTTGGAAATTCTACACTAATGCTCATGACGTATTATTTTGCAGCATTTGCAAAGTCAAAGATGTCCATGTTTCTCTTGTTCTTGGGCGCACCGCCATTCTTGCCGTTCAGTGGTGATGTGCCATCGCCTTTGTCTCGCTTGCGCAAGCCTTCCACAATCTTGTCATTGCGTCCGGCAACACGTCCCTCTTCACTTGCTGAGGCTACATCGCTGTCATGGTTGATGGCATTCACGAACATTGCAAGAGTCTCTTTCGAGAATTTGCCCATAACACCGTCACGAACCACGGTTAAAATGGCATTCACTACAGCGTCAATCTGTTCATCGCTCATGCCACGCTCTTCTTGGAACTGACGAAGGGTTTCAAGACTCGCGTCCATGTTCTTCTCGTATTCTTCGTCAAGCTGTCTCGACTTTGCAACACGCTCCACATAGTCCTTGTTGGCTTCGGCAATCTTCTCCTGCATTTCGGGATTGTCAAGTACGTCCTGTATTTCTATACCGAAGTTTTTTACAAGCCCGACGTATGGGTCGTTACCATTGTGCATGTCAGCAAGGAACTGTGCACTCCTTGGGTCAGCGGCAAACATGTCGGACATGGCCTTTTCCCTGTCCTTGTAGCCGCTAAGATCCTGCTCGTATTGGTCGTAATCGTCGTAAATCTGACCGTAAATCTCCTCATCATCCTCGAACTTCTTGTCGGGATATTTCTTTCGCAGCCGTTCCAACTGTTGGTCGCGTCTGCTCTTAACTCCGTTGTTATCAGCCATTATCTTCAAAATCTTTAGAATGTGTCATATTCATTTGCAAAAATACCTATATAAGATGTGGACTGACTTTTAACTTTTGTGACCTCGTTTCTGTAACTTTGAGGAAACAATCGGGCACTTTTATGAAATACTTTGGCAGCATTCTTGAATTTACACGCGAACGTAATAACGACCTCATGAGGGCATATCGGGAGAAACTCGCAGAGGCATCCATCATCGTGATGCCGGTCATCTTCGAACTTGTCGCTCAGTCTCCGGCTTCTCGCTTTTGGGTGAGCGAGGAGAGGGCTGCTATTGTCATTTCAGCAATGGCAGCTGGAAAACCGATGCCAAGGATGAGGAGCAACAAGCGTGAAATGTTTGAGGAGATTTACCGAAGGTTCGTTATACTACGTGAGAAACAGCCCGACAAATCGGTGTACGAACTTGTGACGAAAATAGTAAATCAACCTGCACCGAAATTCTATCTCACGCCTCGTACAGTGGGCGAATTTATTTACCGAATAAAGAATGGATGGTATGACAACCAATATGATAGATACAGAGATTGCACGCTTACTCGCTGAAAACGACCGGCGAAATGAGGTGATGTTTGCTCACTTCGACCCGGTCACTGGTGAAGGGTCTATAGGGGAACGTGTGCGAGTTTGTATCTCTGACTTTGCCATACCCGTCCAATGGCTCCCTGTAGAGATGATGAAAATACAAATGGTGAAGAAACTTGTCAAGGCTGGGTCTATCGACAAGTTTCTTTCGTCTGTTCTCCATGTTGAGCCAAACGATGATGATTACATCAAGGTCTCGCGTAAGTTCATACGACTACGCTTCAAACACGACTTCCCTTTCTGGGCGGCTACGCTCGTCTATATCCACAACAAGAAGGCTGGTAAGGACGTGTTGTTCCGGCTTTACTATCCGCAGCGTATTTTGGTGTCTCGTTTTGAGGCGAAGAGAAAAGCTCGTCTCCCTATACGACTAATATTGTTGAAGGCTCGACAGTGGGGTGGTTCTACTACAACACAGCTCTACATGGCATGGCTTCAGTTCAACCATCGAAAGGGACTAAATTCACTTATCATTGCACATCAAGGATCGGCTTCTGACGAAATCAAGGATATGTTCGACCTCATGATTGACAGATACCCGGTAGAGTTCCTGCACAAACTGGGTGAGGCATATTCCGAGAACGAGCCGAAGTTGGTTGGTGTAGGTAAGTCTGGCTCCACTCATCGCGTACCACAACGCAATTGCAAGATTAAGGTTGGCACTGCTGAGCGTCCTAATGGATGCCGTGGCGGTGCCTATTCTCTTGTGCATTTGTCAGAGGTCGGTTTGTGGCAAAAGACAGAAGGTAAGTCACCGCAGGACATCGTGCGTTCGGCATGTTCCGGTATTCTTTTGGAACCATTCACGATGATCGTAATGGAGAGTACACCGAATGGAACAGGAAACTTCTTCCACACAGAATATACAGCTGCTGCAGATCCTACAATCAAATCACAATATGAAGCTCTTTTTATATCGTGGTTTCAGATTGAGCAGTATTCCAAGCAGTTTGCTTCGGCTGATGAAATGCGTGAATTTGCACAATGGCTGTACGAAAATAGAGAGAATGCCTATGTGCCGTCAAATCGTGAGGAGTCCGGACGCTACCTTTGGTCGTTATGGGAGAAAGGGGCTACACTGGAGGCTATCAACTGGTATATAGAAGAGCGTGCAGGTAAGGACGACTTTGCTGTAATGGCTTCCGAGTTCCCTTCTGATGATGTGGAGGCTTTCGTTCATTCTGGTTCTATGGTGTTCGACAAATACCGTGTCAAGAAGTTCGAGCGGTTCTGCAAGCAGCCTCAGTATATCGGTGAGGTATATGCTGATGGAGACGAAGGAGAGGATGCACTTTCCAATCTCCGTTTCCGTGCAGACAGGCAAGGATTGCTTTCTATATGGGCAATGCCGGAAACATTCGAAGGCTACGAAGTTGTCAACCGTTATCTTACCGTTGTCGATGTGGGTGGACGTTCCAATAAAGCTGACTGGTCTGTTATCGTGGTATTTGACAGGCTTAGTATGATTGATGGTAGCGAGCCGCCGTCTGTGGTGGCTCAGTGGTACGGACATTGCGACATAGACCAACTCGCTTGGCGTGCAGCACAGATAGCGGCGTTCTACGACAATTCTCTTCTGGTCATTGAGTCTAACACGTTGGAGACTCACGACAAGGAGCGTCAGGTGGAAGGTGGCGACCAGTCGCAATATATACTCAATCAGATTTCAGACATCTACCCGAACTTGTATGCACGCAAACAGTCGGAGGATGAAATAAGGGAGGGCGCACCGCGTAAATATGGCTTCCATACCAATGTGTCAACAAAGCCGATGATTATCTCTACCCTCATCAAGGTGGTACGCGACCGACTCTATATCGAGCGCGACAAACGCTGTCTGGATGAATACAACACCTATGAGCGAAAACAGAACGGTGCGTATGGTGCTATTACTGGCAAACATGACGACTTGCTTATGACACGTGCAATAGGTCTGCATATCTGCTTCCGGGAAATGGATATGCCTGAATGGGTTCCTATTGTTAACCGTACACTTAGAAAAGACAGAAGCCCCGTTTCCGAGGCTTCCATCTGATAGTTTTATTAAGACGCTTGTAGCATCCGCTGTGCCTGTTGCATGGCAGATGCGTTTGCGTTTTGCTGAACCTGCTGCGCAAGTTCCGGAGAAATGCCGTCCGGCACCTTGCCTTGTTCCAGCTGTTCTCTTTGTGACTTGATGCTCTGCAGCAACTCGTCGGCAAATGGAAAGTCGCCGTGTTCCAACAGCTGCTCCACGCTGATAGCGTTCTTTTCCCACAACTGCATAAGCATGTCGTTGGTTAGAGCGCGGTATGCTGGGGTTGCTGTGCTCTCCACAATCGAAAGGTCAAACTCTACGTCGCGTATCTTCTTCGGGTCGTACTCCACAATGGTAGAGTTCTTTCCTGCAATGTTGAATACACGTGGCGTGTCGTAGAACTGCTGAATATTCTTCACGTCCTTATACGCTCCTTCTTTTACGAAAGAAGAGAACGTGTCGAGCAAGTCAAGCAGAGACGTTGAGGCGTTCTGTGCCTGTTGATTGTACAGACTGGCCGACATACCCGAATAACCGGGCTTGCCTTGCAATGCGCCGTTAACGCCGGATATGTCTTCGAAGAACTTCAACTGCATGCTCAGCAACTCTGAGATACCTATCTGTGTGCAGTTGTTGGCTATCTGCTGAGGCAATGGCGTTCCGGCCTTCGGCGTCCTGATCATGATGATGCCGTTGAAGCGTGCCCATTCGTCGGCAACGTCGTCCATTGACATTCCCTTCGGTAAGCAGTCTTCCGGGAACAACAGCACACCTTTTGCCGAAGCTCGCATAATCCAGTCGTACATCGTAATCAAACGGTTTGTGTATCGCTGCTGGTCTATTACATTGCTGACAAAGCTATGTATCTCACCGTCGATGAACGGATATGCTTTGAACACATACGGATGGCTCTTGTGCTCGTATGGGGTTTCGCCTTCTTCCAGAATATCACCAAACGGAGTGAGCATGTAATAATACCAGTAGCTATCCATAAACCACTCCCAACGGATAAGCGGCACATCGCTCTCGTCCATACCAAGCTCACGGGCCTCTTGTAAACGCTTGTTGTTTTCGTCTGTTACAAGGGCTTGGAAATCCTCAATGTCTATCTTGAACACATCGCCGTTGTTTACGTCATGGCAGCGGACACGTGGTTTGCTTTCTTTCCTCCACACTTCTATTACACGACAACGCGTCACATCATACGGAACAAAAAAATCAAAGTTGCCCTGCAAAGGATGGCCAAAATGATTAAACGTAGCACTGAGATACGATTTGTCTTTGGCAAACTTGTATATCTCGGCCAGACGGTTGTAATCGTTTCCGTCCTTGGCAAAGCGTCCGCACAATTCCTCAAAGCTGATGTCGTGTATCTCGCCCACACAACTGCAATCCCAACCTCTGAAGTCCCTCATGTTGTTGTCTATGAAGAAATTGTTGGGCTGAACATAGTCCGTCCAGCAGTCCAGCTTGTTTTCCCGCCAGCCGTACCACTTACGCTGCACGACAAAGCCCGATATAAGGAACTCCTCCATACATCGTGCGTTTATCTCTGTCATGCGGTTCAGCTGCATGTTGCATTGCAACACGGTACTCATCGTCTCGCCATAACGCTGCTCGTCGCGGTCTCGTGCCGTACAAGTGGGTTCCTTGGCTTGACTGCGGTATATACCAAGTACAGCTTGTACCATACGGCGAATGAGGTTGTTCTTCAAGGGTACATTACCTTGCTTCTTGATGAGTTCCTCTTCGCGTATTTTTCGACCATTCACACAAACGTAGTCATCCCACTGCCGTCCGTAGGTGTAGTTCTTGTTACGTTCACGGTCTCTGCGGAACGTATCCATAGCAAGCCAATACTGCTGGGCTTGCCACAATACCTCAAATGCACGGTTACCGCCCAACGTGTGCTTGGCTGTAGCTACGCTGTCCATTCCTTCATGAGGCATGACAGCACTCGCCTTATGTAATTTTCTTCTTGCCATATTTTTATAATTTGGGACGTGCAAAGGCAGTGCAAACCGAGAGCAATGAAAGCTCGCTTTCAATTGCCGAGGTGCAGCCTGCCTTCGCGAATGCAAAGGTAATTCCTTGCACCGTCCTTTGTTGTTTAACTATTGTTGCTTCAATCTGCCGATGTCTTCAAGCATCTTCGCACGTGTACTGAACATCGTGCTGACAATCGAGTCTCGTTCCTCTGCACTCTTGCAGCGTAGATACTTCGACGTGAGTTCATTCATGTCATGCTTGTATCGTTTCAAGCGCATGTGCTGGCGCATGTCGTTCGACTGGCGTAGCTGCTTCATTCCCTCGCGGTAGGCTGCACGGTCCGTCTTCTTTATCTTCGACAATGCGGTCTCTTGCTTGGCAATAGCATCGTAATCACTCAGCAACTGTTTGGTTTCCTCGGTTTCCATTCTGCTGTTCAACTTCTCTTTGGCAATTCTAAACACCTTTTGCTGCTTCTTTTCTGAAATGGAGTCACTTTTTTCCGCAGAGCGCATCCAGCCAGTAAGCGGAGCTTCACGCATCATCTTGTATCTGGCATATCGCTCGGCAACCTCCGCAGGTGTCATGCCTTTCGCCTCTGCTGCCGTCATATCCAACTCTTCCAAATACACCTTGTCAAGCTGGCTCTGAGGACAGTTAAGAAGACGAGCTGCAAGCAATGCACATTCGTGCGAAGTCTTTGCGTCATTACCGCAGAAATCCATAATGGCAACAGTCCAGTCCGTGAATGTTTGAGGATTAACGCCAGTAGTCATGCCTCCAAGGATATTCAACACATCGTTGGCACCCTGTACCCAGTCATAGTCAAACTCTTTCAGCATTTGCCTCATATCGCTTATTATCGGGTTCTCCCTGCCTTGCTGCGCCCAACTTTGTTCTGCATAGCCAAGCACCTTGTTTATGCCACCCTCAAACACATCACCATAAGTCAGACCTTCCATTGGAGCAAAGACGGATTGTTTTGTAGCGTCTATCAACTGCTTCGCCCTTTCTTCATTGTCTCCCGTCAATGCCAACAAGACAGACGTGCCGCCAATACGCCATAACCACGGCAATATCCAACCGAACATTACAAGGTTCACGCCATTTTTGACCTTTGCAGAACGTATCTCGCGCTTGGCTTCTGCCCTTGCTTTTGCCCATTCCGCATCGCTCCAATAATCTTCTGCATTGGGATGAATGGTGCGAAGAATCTGCTTAGCAACATAATCTTCACTAACCTCACCGCTGAATATTCGTTTGAGGTTTCGTACCGAATTATGTGTCTCGCGAGTGTAAGCGGTTGAGGAGTTGCGGAACAACATGGCACTTGTCGCATAGAATGTATGGTCTATCTGGATGGGAGCCATATATGCGCCCTCACTCGACTGCTGTGACTTGTTGAAACACATCTCCGCATCCTGCACGGCTCTGCGCTCCGCACGTTCCTCTTCCATGCCCCAACGCAGATATTTCCTTTTCTGCGCCTTATACACACAATGGCTGCCAACTGCAATAGTCCATGCGTCAACTCCGATATTCGGCAACATACCATAGGATGCTGCTTTCATTATCTTGTTGTCATATTCGGTTTCTCGCAGACGATAGTCACCAGTAGTACGGCTCAGGATACGCTTGCGGAAGTTAGGCATATTCTTCCATGACCACTTCAACGCAGGAATACCGCCAGTTGCCAACGCCTCTGCCATGTCAACAGCGTTCACCTCTCCGAAGAAAGCAGGGAGTGAAAGGGTCTGCTTTAGTGCCGTAAATGGACGGAATGCTATCTTGCCCATCGTTACGCCCTTTGCGCCTTGAACCATCAGTTGGTCAAACTTGGCACGTTGTGGTTCATAGCAATCCGTGGCTATTGCTGCGCACTGCTCAAAACGTTTCCAAAGCTCCTTGCCTGAACCATAGACGCTGCTCATATTCATAACCTGCTGCTTAAAGCGGTTGTACGAAAGCAGTGTGCCGATGTCACGGTTGAGTTCCGCAAAACTCTGCCAATGGCTCATTTCGCCTACATGCTTTGCAAGCACGTCCAGGAAGCTCATGTCTTTTAAATTCCAAAGCGCAACACTTGCTACACGTTTCTTTATAGCTCCAGTCTGCACACTGATGCGGTCATTGTCGGAGTTACTTTGTCCATTCTCTACATCACGCTTGAGAGCGTCCTTGTCTCTCACGAATGGGAAATATTTTTCAATGGAGTCCATGTGCGTGCCGAACATTCTTGTATAAACAACGTCACTCTCCATACCGATTGATGGCAAGAAGTCCTCCTGCACCCAATCAGCAAACTCTTTTAGCTTCGGATCAAGCGCATCGGTTATCTTTTCCATCGTCTCGTCCGTGATACCCATTCTTCGGTTTGTAGCCTTACCCATCGGCATTTTCTCAACAGCGTAGAGATAGAGCAGTCCGTCTTGCGCTATCTCGTACTCGCGCATATCCGCACCGTCATAGTATTTCACAGTTGCCGACTTCTGCGTCTGGACATAACCATACAGGTCGAGGTACTTGTACTTCTTGCCGAAGATTTCAGCAGCCTTGTCGTCCATCTGCTTTTGATAACGTTCTTTCAAGAGCTGCTCGTTGTCTGTGGAGTCAATCCAATGACGCATGAAGTAATCTTGCATATAGCCCTCGCCATTTGGGTTCTTGCTGCCGAACATCTTCAACATTTGGTCAAAAGTTGAAAGCGGTTCAAATGCAAATCTTGCTACCCAACTATTAGCAAGCCATTGAACCTTCGTGTCTGGTCTGTGTCCTTTAAGTTCACGTCCCTGCATATCGGAGTTGGCAAGATGGTGTATTTTGTTCACACGCTCTTTCTCCGCCTCTTTCCATTGCTTTGCACGTTCTACACTCTCGCCAAGTACACCGCCAAGGCTGTCAGCCAAATTGTTGTATGCCTCAATTCTGTCAATCTTCAACTGCTTGATTGTTTCATCAATAGCATCCTTGAACTGCTTGAAGGCTTCTTCTGTCATCTGCCCAGCATTCATTTCCTCTTCGGCTTTTTTGACTTCGTCCTTGAACTGAGCCACGGCTTTCTTGCTTTCGCTCACTCCGTCTACATACTGCTTGGCGAGTAGTAATCCTGTATGTTCAAGGGCGGCATTGGCGGCTATCTGTTCATTGGTGTTCGACATTCTGTCGGTTGCTTCAAGTATCTTTTTGTCCAATTCTTCAACAGAGAGGGGCTTGGCCGACCGGAACGCTTTCATTATGGCCTGTCCGTCAGCATCAAGCTGTCCTTGCACATCTATGCCTTTTGCATCAACTTTACTTGCTCTAATCCTCTCCAATCTGCCCAATCGAGTTTCACCTGCACGCAGCTGGTTGCCTACCATAACATCCATAACCTTGTCAACATACTTGCTGATGTCTTTTTTTCCATGAACATTTTTTACCGCAGAAAGGATTCTGTTGTATTCGTATTTGCTCATGTCATCAAGCAATCCATTGTCAAGAAGGATTTGGGCAAGATCTGTCACGCTTTTCACCGTCCAAAGGTCATACGCTCTCTGACGTGCCATTGCCTGACGCAACTTGTTAAGATTGCCACCGATGGCTCTCATTGCATCCTGCTTGGCTTGCCAGTTGTCGGCGTTGGCTTGGCTTGCCTCAACCTTCATCTTAGTGATAGTTTCTTCAAGTCCCATGTCACCGTCGCGGAACATAATGCCCTCATCTGCAACATTTTCGTCAGAAACTTTGGGATTTACAAAATCTTTGACTACCTTTGTCGCAGTATCAAGGACTTGCTTGTCTATTTCCTGCTGAACCGGTTGTGACGCTGAGGAGAGATAAGCGAGTCCTTTTTCTTTATCTACCCACTTCAATGTCTTGTTATTTGCAATCGGCTCTACAATATTTTTGAACTCCCTGCCGTGGAACGAACGCACATCATTCACTTCGAGATATTCCGCACCCTGCTGTATCTGTCTCTTCAATTCAATAGCCACACACACATTTTTGCCATTGCGGTCTCTCATGTCTGTAAGCACACCAATTGTGTCCTCGCTACGTTGGAACACGAATATAGGCGAAGACAAGTGTTGCGGCATATTCATTATGGCAGATACATCTACTTCATGCTTCTTCTCTGAACCTTTCTTTATTACACGCTGACGCATAACAATAGGCAAGTTTGGGAGGAATGTACGCATTACTCCTTGTGGTCTGCCAAGATGCAGCATCTCATTCTTATCCATTTCGCCATTCTGATAGCGTGTAAGTTCATTGTTGAAACGCTCGTTAGCAGTCTGTTGTTCACGCTTACCATCACTGAACTTAGTATCACCGAAACCTGTCTTCCTGCGCATAACCTCAGTATCAGCGGCATCGAACACAGTAGGCTTACCACCATTCTTCTTACGCTTGTATGCCTCATGCAGAACAAACGCCCAGTCCTTATCACCCCACTTTCTCTTGCCGGGGATTTTCAATCCGTCCAACAATTTTTGTAGAGCCTTTTGGAGCATGGCTTTCAGTTTGCCCCAGAACGTAAGTTCTTCGGCACTCATCTTCTCGAAGCCTTTCTCACCGATACGTCCGGCAAGGTCGGCTCCATATTCCTCTGTTGCATCACGCTTGAACTGTTCGCGTTTCTTGCTCGCCTCGGCATGTGCCTCAGCCATGTCAGCATAATATGAAGCATTGGCATCCTCGCCATTGGCTACATGCTCCTTGCGTTTCTTCTCACGTATGCGGTCCACCTCGGCATCGTACATCTTCTGCGTCATGCGGTCAATGGTGCCGCGTATCTCGTCCTTAGACACACGATAGAGTTCATCAAGGGCATTGTTCAGCTTAGCTTCATCAGGGAACAGCACGCGCAAACCATCGTGACCCACAACCTCATGCACAAACGTATTCTCAACGTCTGCCATGTTAGCATTGTTGGGAACAACAATAGTCACCTCGCCGGTCATAGGATTGAAGCTACCCTTCATTCTGCGCTGGCGCACGGAAGGTAATGCAGCCACTTCTTCCTCTGTACGGATGATGCGTACTGGAGTATGCAGACGTTCGGACAGTTCGGTCACTCTCTCGCTCATCGCACTTTCCATTGCTTCCTTCGGTTCGCCTACCCACTTGCCGGCCATCTTCGCATTGATGCGTGCTATGTCTTCGTTGCTGATGAATGGAGTGTGTCCCTCGCGTCCGGGGATAACATCGCGGCTCTCCCAGTTCTGCTTGTCGAGTGCAAGACTCTCCTCCGGTGTCAACTCCTTGCCGTCAAGTTCAAAGCGGTAACCCATCTTCTCCAACTCTCTGCGCACTTGTGGTACAAAGCGGTTGTAGTCACGGTGGGTCTTCAGCTCCTCACGCTTTCCCGGATGCTTCTTCCAGTACTCGTCAATGAGCTTAGCTTCCTCCTCACGGGTGAGCACCTTGTCTATCTTGCTCCAGCGTGAAAGATACAGCGTGCGGCCATTGTTCCACTGATGGGCACCGGTAGACAACAGAGCATAGTCTGCGTGGAACGGCTCGTCTATCTCCGATTTCGGGATGAGGCTGCGTACCACAACAAGGTTAGGTCTCTTGTATGCCTCGCCAAACTGCGTATTCAAAGGTGTTTCGATGGCATGGTCGTATGGGTCGTATGCTGCCCACAAGCCCTTGTCTTCGGGGTTCTTCTTCAGGAAGTACTGCAACTGTGCCTCCTTGGTCTTAGGCTTCACGAATTTCAAACCGTCATTGATCTGCAACTCTGTACTCTTTTTGCCGTCAACCATGATGTAGCCATTCTTGTTGAGTTCGTCCAGCTTGCGCTGCTGCTCCTCGGTGAGTTCCACCTTTGGAGGTGCAGAATAGTTCCAACGTCTGCCTTCCAATGTTCTGCGCTCGCCTGTCTCAGCATCGGTAAATGCCATAGGTGAACCCAGTGCATCATCCTCAAAGGCTTGCACATTACGGTAAACAGGAACCAACTCACTCTCTGGCAAAGACTCCAGCTCCATTGCCTTCGGATCATCCTCATCAAGCAAACGGAACTTCGTCTTGTCTTCTTCCGATTGTCCAAGCTTGTTGTACTCGGCATCGAGTTCTTTCTGCTTGGCAATGGCTTCATCGAGTTCTTTCTGCTTGGGGAATGGCGCATCACCCTTAGGCATGGTCTTCAACATTTCGCTGTTGGTGTCATACTCGCGATGGTACACCTCATTGTTATGGATGATCTGCTCCAATAGACTGCGGAATACGAGGCCTGCCTGTGTCGGGTCTTGGGGCATTCGCTTTGTGTAACGGATGCTCCATGCGTTGTTTCCTCCAAGCTGCACCTCGTAGTGTGAAGACAGCAAATCATCGCCTGTTACAAACACGACATCGGCACGCTGACCGAAGCCTGCAAGCACCACTTTCTTGTTGTTCTTCAGTTGTTCGAGGATATACTGGCCAGCTTCCTTTGGTTTGTCAAAGTCCTGTCCATAATAAGAACCTTCTACGCACACCTTGACCTTTGAGGGATATGTGCCTTTTTCGTCTGGCTTGAAGCCCTCTCTTTGCAGGTCATGTACATCACTGTCGCTTAACGAGATAAGGCGTTTCAGGTTGTCAACCTTCTTCGTCACCGTCTCGTAGTTCTGTCTCTTACGCTGTTGGTCACGCAAGAAGCCGTTGTAAAGTGACTTCAACTTCTTCACCAGCTTGTCTTGCTTTGACTTCTCAAATATAATTGGATTGCCCGAAAGCAAAGCAACCATCTGTGCAGGGTCTATATTGCCGTTTTCGTCAGCATCGCCCTCATCAAAGCTGCGCTCGCCAGATATGGTTCCCATCTTGAACTGTGTGAACATCTTGCCCTTCGCGTCAAGCAATTGATACTTGTATAAGTCAAGACTTCCCTCAGTAGCATAGTAGTGTACACGAACCTTATTATTGAGGAAATCGTGAGCCACAACATTGCCCTGTCTGCTACCACGGCCAATACACTGCTCCAAGTCGGCAGGTTGCCATGGCACGGTCAGCATGTGCAGGTCTGTAATGCGTGTCTGTACGTTCACGCCAGTACCCATATTCTGCGTACCGCCAATGAGGATACGCACCTTGCCGTCACGCACCTTTTGGAACAAAGCCTCCTTATCGGTATCTTTCTTTACCTGCTGTATGTAGGCTATCTCCTCACGCGGTATGCCGTAGTCCTTGGTCAGTCGGTCTATGATGTCGTGGTAGGCATCGTATTCATTTTTATCCTTGCTTGGCACACCGAGTTCACAGAATACAAGCTGCACGCCTTTTTGCTCCTTCATTTCGTCATACGACTTCTTGATGTTGTCACAGCAATAGGAAATCTTACCGACACTATCATCCATTTCCGGGAACACAAGACGCGGACTGACTGCCGCTTTTGCCGATATGCCAGATGCCACAAGTCCCCATGGGAATTTTTTCGGGTCTTTCGGGTGAATACCGAAATAGCTACCGTCCTTGGTCTGAAGCATATTCACAACCTCGCGGTTTATCTCAGCCACTGCATCTGACTGCGGAACAATCACAGTCTTTCCGTCCACCTTTGGCTTGGGCAGTTGCAGGTTATAGTCGTTGCGCACATCAGCAATCTCCGCATAGAGCTGCGACAATTCGGGCACGTTGTCGAAATAGCGGAAACGGTCTTTCATCTTGAACTCATTGGAAACGCCAGCCTCCAATTCTGACGTGTGTACGGCAAATGTGCTTGCCCATGCGTCAAAAGTCGGCATACCCAACTGCTCCAGTTTGTGCGGACGCAGATAGTTGAGCAGGTTGTATATCTCGACAAGCGAGTTTGTGATGGTCGTTCCCGAAAGGAACACCGTACCCTTGTCGCCTTGGTGCATCTTCTGCAAATGGCGGATGCCTGTCAGCAGGGCCACTGCCTTGTCTGAACCTGACGCTTCTCCAAGTCCTGCCACGTTCTGGTAGCTGGTGACATAAGGCAAAGACTTGAACCTGTGGCATTCGTCCACAAACAGATAGTCTATACCCATGTTCTCAAAGCAAAACTCGCGGTCGGTGCTGCGGTCAAGCCTTTTCTCCAACTTGGCGTGCAGGTTCTGTCTGCGCTTTTCAAGCGATTTTATCTGTCGCTTGGTGAGCTGGCTCTTGTCTCCTGTGCCATAAAGGTATTCAATCATGGCATCGAGCTGTGCCAGCTGCTCATTCACTACATCGCCTTCTGCCTCCTCGGAGTGCGGTATCTTGCAATACTGCTCATGACTCACGATGATACAGTCATAATCATTGAGCGAGATATTGGCGAAGAATTTCTTGCGGTTCTCGGTACTGAAGTCCTTTTCTGATGGTGCAAGCACACGTGCGGTAGGATATGCCTCCTTGAACTCGCGTGCTATCTGTGGCACAGTTGACTTCAATGCCACAATCATAGGCTTCTTGGCTATGCCCATTCTGCGCATTTCCATAATGGCCGACTGCATGACAAGTGTTTTACCTGCACCTACTATATGATCAACAATACCGCCTCGGTTGTTGATGAGCATCCATACGGCATCTTTCTGATGCGGACGGAGTTCCTTGCCCATCAATCCGGGCACGTTGAGGTGTGAACCATCCCACTTGCGGAGCACAATGCGGTTGAAGCGGTCATTATAGGCTCTCTCCATCGTCTGTACTCGGGCATCATCACCGGGCAACCATTGCTCAAAATGCTCTCTGAGGTCTGCCACCTTGCTGTTGGCAAGTTCGGTAGCCTCTTGGTCAATCCATGTGTTGCCGTCCTTGTCCTTACGCACAATACGGAAGTCCTTGTCTTCAAGGGCTGCTTGGAATATCTCCTTGACACTCTTGTCGGCAGTCTTCCAATCATCTGCCTGTCCTCCGAGTTCCTTTGCTTCGATATTGATTTCAAAGGTGTCTGTTTCCGGGACATACACTACGCCACTCTTGATGATTTCCCTACGCTCACCATCAACCCACTCATAGTTGCGTGAAGACGATGCGTGCAATCCAAGGGTCTCTTTCACAAAATCGTTGAGTACTTCTTGCGGTATCCATCGCGCACCAAGGTGTATTGTGATGTCGTCGAATGGTATAGTGGCTGGCTGCACCTGTTCCAACTCCTTGACATTGCGTTCAAAGGTCGGGTCTGTTGCAGCTGCGGTCTTTGCCTCCTCCAATTTGGCTACTACATCGCCACTGAGGTATTCATCGCGTGTTACATAACGGTCTGTGGCATTAGGCTCCTTGAAAACAAGGTCGCCACACTGCTCAAACCAGTCTGCGCCCAACGTCTTTTCGATATACTCGCCACGGATTTCACCATATTCTGCTAACGAGGTGGTTATGGCTTCCTGCGGTGTCTTGGCATCTTCAAGTTTGAGGGCTGGCTTGATGGTGTTCTTGGTGAAGATGTCGGACAGTCCTTGGAACTTGCCGCCTTTCCATACTTCAAGTGCTTGCAGTGTATAGCCGTCAATGTCGCTCAGGACAACAGCGTTGTCAGTGTCCTGCAACTTGCCATACTTGCTGACAAACTCATCGTATGCTCGTTTGAGCTTGGCACGTAGCATGTTGAGCTTCGTGTCCGAAAGTCCATCAATCTGCCCTGCAATGAGTTCTTTCATAGCGGTACGTACCTCTCCCATGGCAATGATACGCTTCTTCTGCTTAGCCAGCTGTGGCTGCTCCTCAAACACCCTTGTCACCTCGCCATACTCATTCTTTGTAGCGGTCAGCACACCGACCTTGCCGTCTTGAATAACAAGGTTGCCAGTACTTACCCAGTTACCATCACCCTTGTACTCCTCACGAACGGCTTGTTTAACCTCACGTGATGTGCGTGTGGTGTCAAAGAGCATTCCCTTGCGGTCGCCAACAATGCGCTTCACTGCTTTCTCCACTTCTTTGGCTATCTGATCGGTGGTCAGTTCGCTATGTAAGCCGAAACTCTTATCATTGTATTGATTACCTGCCACTACGTCGCCAATCATGTTCTTGCGGTTGCTCGCATAGTAGGCATTGTGCGACACCTTTTGCTTCTCACCATTGCGCTTGTTGGGTGCAGTGGTCTCAGCGGAAGACAGAAATGCTTGCTCTCGTGCAACATAGTCAGGGTTCTCTCGTGTCTTCTGAGCGTCCTCTTCATCCTTCCACTTACGGATATAGATGATGTCGGCCATTGCGCCTGTGCCTTGGAATGTGTTGTCGGGCAGTCTGACAGCTCCGAGGAACTCGCCCTGCTCGGCTATGTATCTACGGATATGCTGGTTGCTCTGCGTGTCCATCACGGCAGGACTTGTCATCATGGCAACAATTCCGCCGGGGCGTGTAAGTTCGAGCATCTTCACAGCATAGTAGTTGTGAATTCTCTTCTGTGCCGACCGCTTAACAGGACTGTTGTCGTTCTTCCATGTCGGGTCGTTTACTTCGATGTCACCAAATGGCACATTACTTGTCACCACATCTTGCGAGTTCGGTGTGAGTTCCGACTTCTCAAAGCCACAAATGCGCACATCAGCATCTGGATAAAGGGCGCGTGAAATCTGTCCCGAAAGCCAGTCAAGTTCAACGCCTGTTATCATTGTGCGCTCTTGAATGTCTTTGGGAAGTGTTCCCTCAAAGATTCCGTTGCCCATTGAAGGATCGAGGAAAGTGCCGCCTTTGAAACCTGCAAGCGAAAGGAAAGAGTTCATCGCACTTGCAATCTTAGTCGGGGTATAGTATGACGATAGGGCGGCTCGCTTGATACCTGCAAACACGCCTTTCTTGCCGTCTGGGTCAAGCGTGTCGATTGCATTTGCAAGTCTGCGGTATGGCGAATTGCCGTAGGTGTCTCTACGCATTTGGTCAACAGAATAGAACTTGCTCAACTGGTCTATCTGTCCCCAACCACGGAAACGAGAAAGTATCTGCTTTTCTTCATCAGTGGCCTTACGTCCCTCTTTGAAGAGTTTGGCTATTACCTCAATGGCTGACACGTTGCCCTCCAAACGCTGTGCAGGAGTGTAGTTGTCGGCTTCATTGCCGTCTGTGCCATAGTGGAAGTTATTTGTAAACTTGCGCACAGGTGTACGCTGCTTCTTTACGGTAGCAGGTCCACCTCCCTCGCCAGTGGAGCTGGCAGGTTCTCCCGAAGAAAGTTCTTTTCCTCCTCCGTCAATCTCTCCTGTCTGAACAGTGCGCGGTCCAGCAACTCGTCCACGCTCATCTGTGGCTCCGTTGGAAACTGTTCCATCAGCTGTGCTCTCATCACGTCCCCGATTTCCGACTGGTGGTTGTATTCCCCCGACCTCATCAGTTCCATGTACTGCTCCGTCAGCTGCTTCTCGTCCGTTTTCACGGCTTGCATCAGTTGACCGCTCTCCGTCAGTTCCTGCAACTGCTGTGGTGCGTTCTGCTCCATCAGTTCCAGTTTCATCAATGCCCACGGTGTCCGGGCGTTCTGCCCCAGCCACTGTTTGGCTTGGGCTACTGCTATTGCTGTCTGCTGTTTCATTATTATTTTGTTCATCAAACAGCCCGGCAAACAAATCACCTACAGGCTGCTCTGGTTTAACTTTCTTAGTTGCATTTTTCTTGGATGCAGGCTTTGGCTTGTCTGCTGGTTTCTCTGATGATGTTGGCTGAACGCCGCCATCCTCGTAGAAGTCGCCATCGGCTTCATGCTTCGGCTCGGCTGACTCGCTTGGCTTATGGCGCAACTGGTCCGGGTGAGCATTAACCCACATGACAGGAGCAAGGCCGGTGTCAATGCGGATGCCGCCATCATCGTTAGGCTGCACAACAACTGCATCAGTCCATGTGCGGCCACCATCGGTTGAATACTGCACCTTGTCACCTGCTGCATACTCTCCTTCATTGGTCACGCCACTACCTATAAGATATTTGTAGGCTTCACGCTGCACCTGCTTCAGAAGGTCAGAATACGTAACATTGCTGTCAACGAAGACATTTCTACCGTAGCGGTCATTGCCGGTGCCTTCAGGATGGTCAACACGGAACATGATGTGAGTAACTTCAAGGTCGCTGCCTCCAAAGCCATCTACACCCTTGGCTGCTCTTGGCTCAACGCCTATTGTCAGATACAGCTCGCGTCCTTCTTCTAATGGCAGGTGTATAGACACATCACCTCCAATAGGGGAAATGTTGGAAACTGCAAGTGGCTTTTTCTTACGATTGCCTTTCTTATCCGTCTGCTTTGAGTGAGAAGCCTCATAGTGGCTAAGGTTCAAATCAGAAATCAACTGGCTTGCAAGGTTGGCTGCATCCTTGACGGCCTTCTTCTCGGCATTACGCATGTAGCCGTATGCCTCGTTGTAGTCCTTCTCCACCTCGTCAGCCTCATAGTAGCCAAGCAGGGCAAGCTGCTCATTTACCTTGTCGAGGGTTTCATCTACTCGCTCTGCTGCTCCGGTGAGGGCTTGCTCGTCGCTTGAAGTTTCTGCGAGAGCCGTTGCTTCGCTTGCAACAGACTTTGCTTCTGCTGCAACAGCATCTGTATTTGCTGCTGTCTGCTTTTCGGTTTCTTTTCGTTGCTCATTTCTTGTTGCCTTTAATTCATTGTTTGCTTTTTCTGCGGCCACTTGTGCCTTGCCTTCCTCTACTATCATGTTGGCTTGTGCCATTACGTCCTTGGTAGGCTTGTCGAAATTCTCCACGTCAAAGGCATCAACCTCCTCTGTAGGAGTAAACATCGTTTGGTCATAACCAGGAATACGTTTTGCACCCTCATAAAACGATTTCAGCCACGGCTTGATTTTATAGCCGAGACGGCTGACCATTGCCTTTGCAAATTCGGGGAATTTCACAAAGCCTTGGTCAATATACCCCAATGAGTAGTTCACACCTGCATTGTACACAAAACGTCTCTGTTGAGAGGTCATCGCATCGGGGTCACGGAACTTTATGCCTCCGTCCAACTCTTCATCGCCAATACCAAGCAATTCACGAAGAATGTCCTCATCATGCTTCATTTCATCAGTAATGACAAGTTTCTTCTCACCATCCTGCTTTGGTTGCTCATCTTTAGTCGGCTCTGATGGCTTCTGCTCTGCCACATCTGCGACCTCTACACGGTTTGCAGGTTTCTTGGCTGCGGTCTTCTTGCTTGTCGTTGGCTTCTTCGGCTCCACGGCATCGCGAAGTTCCTGCGCTGTCATTGGCTGGTTGTCTGCAACGGCTTCCTCATTACCAACCATTTCAGCGGCCTTGCGTGCGTCCTCTTCGCTACGGAACATCCAACCACCGCTCTCACGGTCTTTCCATCCGCGTACAGGGGCAAAGCGCCCCTCACCTGTACGCTCTTTGGCAAACTCCTTGACGGCACGCTCTTGATCGGCTGTCAAGTCATGGTCAAAGGTAAGGAGAGAAACATCGCTCGTCTTGCCCTTCTTATTGGTGTAGGTTGAAGGAGTGATGGAATAGCCGGCTTCTTCCGGTGCGTTGATTTCCACAACGTCCTTCTTCACCGACGAGTACTCGCTAAAAGCCTTTGTCTTGCGCTTGCTTGATGCAATCCACTTTTCAAAGTCTTCGAGGTTCACGCCGGTAATGTCAATTCTGCGGCCATTCTCCCAGCCCTGCCCGTAATTGGCAAGGTAGTCGTCCTTAGCCTCGTCTTGATCATTGAAGCCAAGCATAACCTTGTGCTCGTCAAAGCTGCCGTCGGGGTTGTACTGGTCAACGACGAACACCTTGCGCCCGTTCCAATCGTCAATATCATTGGAGAGGAACACGTCAATGTGGTCTCCGTCAACACCCACTGCGCCACGAATGTAGCCGTAAGTGTTGTTCATCTTGCTTTCCCACTGCTTGCCGTCAGCATCAGTGCCTTTACGCACGCTGCCCTGCGGCTGCTCAATGGTGATGTCGAACGTACCAACTTGCACATGTCCCTTCTTATAGTTGCCGGCTTCCTTTTGTGCCTCGGTGGGGTCGGTGTTCACTTCGGCTGAGGCTGCTTCAATCTTGGCAGACAACGGCTGCTCATTGCCGTCAATATAGTTGGCTACTTCGTAGAGGTCGCCAAACTGCTTGCCGTCAATCTCATAATAGGTTCCGGGATAATTCTTGCTCTTGTCAGGAGCGTCCACTTTGATTACTTCCTTGCCGTCAATGAGGAGTTTCTGCTTGTAGATGTCGCCATTTGCGCTTGGCTCTGTCCACTCCTCATCGGTTTCGGTGATGCGCTTGCGCAATGCCTCTTCCTCTGCCTCGGCAAGTGTGTCAGAATTTGGTTCTTCTGCCTGTGGAGTATTATCCTGCTTGGCAGGTTCGGTCTCGGCTACTGCTGACTGTTGAGGCTCTGCACTGCGTTGTACAGCATCCTCAGTTTGTTCAGTTGCCTTGTTTCCTCCACGCTGTCCTGCCTCGGTTTCTGCGATGCGCTTGCGTTCTGCAATGGCTGCATCGACGAGGGCTTGTTGTTCTCTTGGTGTTGCATTTCTGAATAATTCATTTACGTCATTAAGTATTTGTTCCTTGGAACGTACATCGCCAGTAAACATATCCAACTGACCACCAGCTGGAGCTACTGCGGCACTATTATAGGTAGAGAGTACTTTGCGCAGGTCGCTTGGCTTACCGCTGTTCAGTATGTCGGCAAGCATCAATACCGTGCCGTCCGTCACTCGGCTGTCTCCGTATTCATCATCAAACAGACCTTGCTCCCTGCCGAATGGCGACACAGGCATTCCGTCCTTGAAGATGTCTGGGTGTGCGCTCTTGGCTCTTGCCACGAGGTCAACGGCTGCACCCAACTCTTTGCTTAGGTCGTAGCCACTCTTGGCAAGTGTTCGGTTGTGGGCTATCTCGTTCAAGCCCATAATGACCGACTGGCGCAATGTGGGCGTGCTGATGATGTGGCGCACGGCATCGGGCGAAGTCTGAAAAACCTTACCTATAAGCGTGTTCTCGATAAGTTCCTTTCCTGCTGCCGACAACGAATTGCCTGTGCGCATTTCGGGCAGCTGCATCTCGTTGATGACTCCTGCACCGAGCAACTGACTGATAGCCGAAGATACTGCCTTGTCGTCTGCGTAGTAGTCTGAAAGGCGGTCAAAGCGGCTGATGTCATTGGTGATGCTTGTGAACACATTGTCAGGAACAATCTTGCCAAGTTTCACGGCGTGCTCAGGTTTGCTCTGCTTCTTCTGCTGTTCAGCGTTGAAACGTGCGAATGTAGTTGCATCGTAGGGCAGGTGCTCGTCCGGGACGAACACCACACGCGGATGTTTCATGCCGTCTATCTGCTCAGGAGTAAAACCGAACATAGCTCCAAACTCGCGCAGGTGGTCAATATACGCCTTGTCTGTTCCCTGCTGGGCTGCAATGTCGCCCGACATGGTGCGGTTGTTGCCCGAAAGCACTACACCGTCCTTGCTGACAATGACTGGTGTCTGCATAGCTCTGCTGTCGTAGCTGTCTGCCATATCCCTAACAATGCGCTGCGCGTCTTTGTCACGCTTGTAGTCGCGGTCATTCACGCTCTCACCATTCTCATCAACCGGGAAACCTTCAGTAGGCTCGTAAGCATTGTTCACGTCATGGCTGGCTGTGGCTGCTCCTGCCTCAGTGAGGACGTAGTGACCACGGATTGTAGAACCATCTGCAAGGGTGATAGCATTAGGATTGCCCTCAACCTTGGTGGCTCCGTCCCACTTTGCTTTTATCTTCGGGTTCACGGCATGAGTGCCGACGGCCTCTTGCTCGGCTGCTTTCTCAGCGGCAATGCGCTTGTCTTCCTCCAGACGTGCAACGGCTTCGGCGTGTAGCTTTTCCTCGCGAACCTTGCGCTCTGCCTCCTGCTGCTCACGGATAGCACGCTTTCTGTCATTCATAAGGGAGTTGATGCGCGACCATGCGTTCAAGTTCTCTTCGGCTGCGGCTACTTGGGCGTTATACTCTTCCATGGCGGTGTTGTAGTTGGCCTCTGCTTCCTGCTGCGCCTTTACCATTGCCATTGGTGAACCTTTCAGAGAAGGAGCTTTCTTTGTGGGTTCCTTCTTCTTCAACGCTTCAAGTGCCTTGGTAGCCTGTTCTACTTGCGCTCTCACGATGGCAGTAGTATTTTCATCGTTACCTCCGGTAATCTCATTGAGGGCATCAAGGGCTGTCTCGCGGTCTGCCTTCTCAAACATCGGTTCACCGGTTTCCTCGTTGATGGGTACACGCTCCAATGCGGTAGGCTGGCGGTTTGCCTCCTCTTCCTTGCGTTGCTGTTCCTGCTCCAACATCTGTTGGTTGCGCTGCTGCAACTGCTCGGCTTGCTCTTGCGGAATGGTGATACCGTTGCTCTGTGTGGCTTCATTGAAGGCACTGTGGGCGTACTGCTGCAACTGTTCATCGGTAAGCTGTGATACGTTTTCAGCCGAATTTGGTACGTTTTCACCGTTTTCTGGTACACCAAGCACGGCTTCGTGCTCGGCTTGAATGTTTGCGTATGCCTCATCGAGTTCTGTCTGTGGGTCGATGGCCTCACCAAGAGAGAACAGTTGGTCCGGGCTGGCAAACTTATACTCGCCAGTCTCTGCATCACAGATAACAATACTCTGATCCGAATTGCGCACGTCAATGCCGGAACCATCGGGGAGCATCACGACATTGCCCTTGACAACATACACCGGCTTGTCGTCAACCTTCATGGTTGCAGGCAGAACAACGCCCATATCCTTATGGGTGTGTCGCTTCACATTGGCTTCAACCTCCTTGCGCTTGCCGTCGGCGGCTTCATTGGAAGCGTCCATAACGCCCTCCATTGCTGCCTTGGCATTGACATAGTAGAGTACCGCGTCCTGCTGGTCTTCGCTCAGCTCTGGGTTATTGACAAGCGGCCAAGGGTCTTCGTTTATTTCTGCAATGCGCATTTCAGCGTCAGCACCGAAGGCATCCTCACACATCTGGTAAGCCTCCTGCATACGCAAAGTAATGGCATCTACCTCGGCCTTAGCGTCGGTATCGCCTTTCTCCACCTTATCCCAAAGCAGACGTGCTTGGTCGTATGCGGCTGCGGCGGCTGACTCTTCCTCCGACATAGGCTGCTCTGCCTCTGCGCTGGATCCTGCCTCCTCACTCTTCTGTTCCGGGAACAAACGCTTGATGTAGTCTTCTACAGCTGCTTGCTCCTCTTCGGTGCGGTTTTTCGGCTCCTTGCGTAGTGTAGCATCAACGTCCACGCCGGTTTCCTCCTTGATTGAGGCGCGGATGGCTTCCGGACGTTCACCGTCTGCCATTGACTTGTTGGCTTCAATGGCGCGATCTATTTCCTCAACCATCTTGCCATAGGCTGCAATAGCATCCTTGTCACCCTCCTTCACAGCCTTGTAGTTGCGCATGACAGTGGCAAAGTCGGCACCGGGTGCAACAGACTCAACAGCGGCTTGCACAACCTTGGCATTGGCGGCTGCTTCCTTGTAGCGTTCACCAACGTCCACACTGTTAAGCTCTGCCTGACGCATGATGTTGGCCTCCTCCTTCTTTGCCTCTTCCTCGGTCTTGAAGTGACGGCTCGTTACAACCTCACCTTGTGCGGTCATAGCCTGCACTGTCACGCCGTTCGCATCCTTATTGGTTGTATAACCAGTGACGGTGCCCATCGGCAACATACGTCCAGTGAGGATATAATATGCCTTCGCTCTTGCGCTCTGACTGACGTTCGGGTCCTGCATGAGGCGTTCCATAGCTTCGTAGCCGTCAAACTCCGGATTGCTCACACGCTCGGCCTCTGCATGTTGGTAGTCAACGTCAAAGGTCATGGTCTTGCCGTCCGTCATGGTCGGCTTGGCTTTTGGTTTTGTCGGCTGCTTAGGTGTGCGAGTGAAGAGCGATGCAAGGTCACCATATCCGTTGCGTCTGAGTTCCTCACGTTCCTCCTTGGTGAAGTCGAGGTCACGCGGACTCGCATCCATGCGCTTACGTAGTCTCTCAGCAAAACTTCTTCGGTTGTGGTTGCGCTCCTCCATGGTCTTAGGCTCAGCTATAGGTCGAAGACCGGCAATAACCTGCGGTGCCGACTTGATGCCGTGGCTTACCTTAAAGCCCAACATCATAGCCATGTTGTCCGTCCAGATGTCCATTGCCTTGCGCTTTCTTGGGTCGTCGTCTGCTAACTGTGAGTTCTCGATCCATTCGGGAGTGGCAAAAATTGTTCCCTCGGCAACAGTAGAGGTCATAAGCTCTCCTGCGCGGATGCCCACCTTGCCAGCCGTGCTCTCGGTGGCCTTCACCAACTTGTCAGACACATTGCCCAACACTGGAGATAGGGTACCGGTAACCGAACCGAGCAACATGCCGTGCCCGGTCGCCTTCAACATGTCGCCAGCTGAAAACTCATACTCGCCAGTTTCCGGGTTCAATGTTCCGCCCAGCCTCATCTGCTGCTGCATGTTCTTCAAGCCCTCGAATGTACCGAAGTTGGCAGAACCTGCGGCCACTCCTGCAACCATACGTCCAGCAAGTGTACGACCGACGTAACGCTCTGCTGCTTCCTTGCTTGCGCCTTTGAGTGCCACCTTGCCACTTAGTTTCAATGCCTGTTTACCTGCAAAGCTACCAACACCACCCGAAATATAGGTAGTCGGGTCAATAGCCATATTCAAAACGGTACCAGTGATGTCGAGCGCACGATGATCTGTGCCATATCTGCCCATCGCATCCATGTCGGCGGCTTCTGTTCCGATGGAGTGGGAGAATAGACGTGCTGCCATATTGTCGGACATCGTCTGTGAGAAGAACGGCTGGTCTGCAACCTTGCGAAGAAGGAACTCCGTCTTGCTCTTAGGCATTCGTGCTTGCACTGCACGCTCATAAGTAGCGTGGTACACCTCGCCTTGTAGGGCTTCCTTTGCAGCTTGCGACACCGTTCTGCCTTTCAGCTCCGACGGATGCTCGCGGAAGTAGCGGCTGTAGTTCAGCATCTGATTATCCTTATACTCCTGTGGCATATTCTGCAACACCGACTGCGCTATCTTCTCCAGATTGAACGTGTCCTGACGCTTGGCTGCTCGTTTGATGTCGCGCAAAGTCTCGTCACCTCGTCGCAATGGCATACCATCGGGACCAAGAGGAGTGATAGATTTCTTCAACCTATCCCAGAAACTGCCACCTTCAGCACGTTCCATATCCTTGCGGTACGCCTCATCAGCCGCTCTGTCCTCGGCTTCGGCACGCTGCCACTCGTCTTCAATGGCCTTTCGCATAGGAGCCTCATAGTCCAGCTGCGCCTGTTTGCGAACGTCCTCGGGCTTGTTAGGGTCAAGTCCGTTCTCCTTCATGCGGTCTTGGAACTGGTGGGCGAGACGTGCCGTTCTTGCCTCATACTCGGCTTGGTTGGCCTCTATAAGTGATGTAGTGAGCGTACCGTCAGGCAATACCCACTGGGTTTTTGCCTTGCCGTTCTCATATTTCACTCCGTATGGGTGAGGCGACTGCTCGCTCTGCACCGGCTTCTGCCGACTGCCGCCGCGTGCACCACTACCTGCTGGTGCTGGGGCTGCGGTGTTGAAGCCGACGACATGAGTAGGAGTGCCAGCCATACGCGCTTGGAACTCTCCAAGTCTGCGTCGCTCGCGTCCTTTCTGTGTCAACGGCTCCATCATGCGGCCAATCTTGGCATTGGTGTTGGCAATGCCCTGCTGCATCTGCTGCTTCATCTGGCCCATCTGCAAGCTCATGCGGATTTTGTCCTGCTCCGTCATAGGCGTGCCCTTCGGCTTCTGCTGCTTTGGCTGTTCCGGGGATGCCGAAACGGCTGAGGCTGGCTTCCGCTGTCCAGAAGATGGGGTTTCCCTCTTGGGTGCCGGTGCCGCCTTTGGTGCATACATACTCTCGAAGTCGTCCATGCTGCCCATGTCAAGCCCCATGCCCTTGGCCTTCTCGTAATACCACTTGCGGTCTTCACCGTTGGCAAGCGAAGACTTGAACTCTGCTTCACTGCCAATATTGTAGCCCTTGGCTTTCAGTTTGCCGTAGAGCCACTTGATGTCGTCATTATCGTTTACTTGTGCCATTATCTTCTTCTGCTTGGTGGTGTATTATCTTCATTGCCTCCGCGTCTTCTGCTTGGAGGCGTATTATCGCGGACTACGCGCTTGGCATAGCCACTTTTCTTCTTGTAGGTAGTAGTGGACTTGCCGTTGGTCTCGCTGTCAGTCGTGCTTGTAGAGGTAACATCAGTTTCCTCAAACGTACCATGTTGCTTGGCAAATGCCTCCGCAGCTGCTGCCGTTCTGAACTTGTGCTCACGTCCATTCTCGTCCCATGCGCTGAATTCATTGTTATTGGAACGGTCATGCGCCCTTGCCGAAGCATACGAATTGGTTGCAGCTGCCCTGCTTGCACCTGCTGACGCTTTCTGTGCCTCACCTCGTGCCTTTTCGGTATCAACCTTTGCCTTGTAGAGGTCAGGAGCATTGTCCGCTTCTGCCTTGGCTGTAACAGCCTCCTGCTCGGCTTTAGTAGCCTTACCAGCTTGCTCACGCAACTTGTCGGGCTGCAATGCCGCAAGCCATCCGTGCGCCTCTTGCTCACGCTGTGCCTTCTCCCTCGCCAATTTAGCACGTTCCTGCTGCGCTTCCATTTCTCGCAAGGTCTTGGCACGCTCATTCTGTGCGTCACCTATTTTGAGTGAATACTGGAGGTATTTGTCCGCGTTGGCTTGTCGTTCCGCTCTTAGCTTCTCCAGTTTCTCCTGTAATGGCGTAAGCTGGCTTGCCTCCTTGTGGTCATACATGTTAGGAGCACCGCGAGTAGTGAAGAAAAGGTTGCTCAACGCTT